TTGATTTTGATAAATTAATAGAAAATATTCAATCTTCTTCTATATCAAAAAACTATAAAGGTTTTATGAGTTGGTTATTAAATAGAATATTTTTAACATCTCCAAAGTTAAAATTTAATCAGTATAAGATTAAAAGTAGTATAAAGAAAAATAGAAGTTTAATAATAAGAATTCTTTTTAATGTTAATGAAAAATGTTTTATGGAATGTTTTAAAGAATTCAACTAATTTTTTATGTCTAAAATTCACTTTTTTGTCCCCCCTAGTAAATTTTAGAGCCAAAATTCCCTTATAAAATAAGGATTTTTTTATAAAAATAAAGTAAACTTATGAGGAGAAAGGATTTTAGGTCTAAGTACCTCGCCGCTAAAATGCTAATGCGGTATAAAAATATGCAACGATCGTAAATTTATTTCACATCTTTTTGCCGCATATTATTTTACATTCTGTATTATAGTATGCGGTTATTTCCAAAATTGTGATGTGAAAAATATAATGAAAAAGGAAGAAAAAAGATGAAATTAATCAGTAAAAGTCAAATTAATGCTCTGGTAAACGCAGGTAAAATCAGAAATAGCAAGTATGGATATATTAATAATACTGGTGAAACGATTGGGTATTATAGGACTACAACTGGAAAATGTTATGCTGAAGACTACTATGTGGATTTGGCAAATCAATTAAATTAGGAACAAAAGGAGTAAAAAAGAAATGGGAAAAAGTAAATTAAGTTATAAGCGCAGCGTTACAGATAAATTAGATATTAAAGGTACACTTTCTGAGGATTGTGCTACTATTGTATATAAGGATAAGAATAATGATGAACGCGAAGTACCTGTAGCAGACCTACTTAAATCGTTTGCGGGTAAAGGTATTGGTTTTACAATTCAGTTAAAATCAGAAGAAGAATTAGATCTTGTAGAAGACTAAGCGGAAAGTTGGTGCTTAGTTGTACGATGTAAAAAGGAAACAAGGTGAGTCAGAAGAATCCTATCTATGGAGACTAGGTCAAGCAAAAGATTCTGGTCTGTTAGATATGAAATGGGATGAATTGGCTGTATTATTAAATAAAGAATTCCGTAAAAATGAAACAGAATATAGAACAGAATCATCTTATAGGAAACGATACGCTGATGCTAAAAAATTTAAGATAAATGTTTTCGAAAAATTAGGATCAGAAACGTCGAATGATATTGATGAAAAACTCAGAGAGCTTCAGAAGGCTAAAATTAAACTTCAAACTGAAAAGTTGGAATATTCTAAATGGCTAAGAGAAAATGCCAGAGATGAACTGATTATTGAAAAGATTTCTGATGCAGTCGCTTCTCTTCCATCGCTAGAAATTCCAAAATATATTGCACCACAACATTCTAAAAAGTCACATTTATTATGTATAGCTGATGCTCATTATTCTATTGAGTTTGAGATTAAAGATTTATTTGGAAATACAATTAATGAATATAGTCCAATGATTTTTGAAAAACGCATGTGGGATTTAGCAGCGCAAGTCATAGAAATTGTTAAAGAACAGAGAATTACTGAACTTAATATCTGGGAACTTGGTGATAGCTGCGAGGGATTGCTAAGATTGAATTCTCAGCTTATGAAATTAAGATATGGTGCAATCGATTCTGCTATCTATTACGGAGATTTTTTAGCACATTGGTTAAATGAATTAAGTAAATATGTTGATATTAATTTTCAGATGGTAATGGACAGTAATCATAATCAGTTAAGATTATTAAATGCGCCAAAGAATGCTTTTCCAGAAGAAAATTTAAGCAAAATTATTATGCTTGCTATCGAAAAAGAGCTTCTACATAATCCTAATATTACCATTATTAAAAATCCAACTGGTCTTAATTATGGAGAATTATCTTCATATAAAGTTTTGGGTATTCATGGTGAAGTGAAAGATTTAGGAAAAGCGATCGATGATTACTCCAGAGTTTATAAAACTAATATTAGTTATGTGGTTGGAGCGCATGTCCACCATTTAGCCCAGAAAGAGACAGCAATCGACCAAGAGGCACTTTCTATAAGGTCAATAATGGGTGTAAATCCATATGCTATGACATTATTAACTACTGCCAATGCAGGTGCTTCCTTATTTGAATTTGAGGAAGGAAGAGGTCTGGTTTGTGACCATAGACTAAAACTAAAATAGCAACAAACCAACACTGAGATGATTAAATTCATCATAGTAAGGGAATGCAGAGCATCCCTAAAAACAAAATAAAAAAATTTAAGGAAAGAAAGAGGAATTAAAAATGAATAGACAGGATTTTATTAGAAAAGTAAAAGAAAATGTAGCTGGGACACTAGAAGGTGTTACTATTAAGGATACTACTGTTTTTGTAGATGGTGTAATTGAGGAACTGAAGAAAGCTATGGTAGCTGGTGAGGAAGTTTCTTTCTCTGGTTTTGGTAAGTTCAAGACTGTAGTACGTGCTGCAAGAACTTCGAGAAACCCACGGACAGGTGAGGCAGTTAGTGTTCCTGAAACAAGAGCACCAAAGTTTACTGCTCTTACAGGACTCAAGGAAGCTGTTAAGAACGCTTAATTTAGCATAATATTGACAAGATGAGGAGAGGTTTGGATAACCTCTCTTTTTATTTGGAGATTTACGGAGGATTTGAAAATTGAATCAGAAAAAGGAAACAGATAATGTAGAAATTAGTAGACTTACTCTAAGAGAATCAGATGATATTCTTTTTGAAATTTTAGATAGTTGGCAAGATGGAAAGAAAATTTCTCTAGTTTCTGACATGGAACTGGTTGAGTATGTTGCTACTGCTCTTTTGAAGGATGTAGAGGATATCACTGCTGAGTATATTGATTTCACTGCTGAAATTGATGAAGAAGAATATTTTCTAACTATTGATAAGAACGGTTGGCTCTGTGCTGGTCCACTTGTGGATTATTTTGATATTGAAAAGTCTGATAAGATTTATATTGATCTTGATACAGGAATAAGTGATTTGATTATTGATTTTTGTCTTGATGAAGGTTTACACGTAACAGTATTCGTTACAGATGATGACTGTGATGGTGATTGTGAGAACTGTGAATATGGCATCGAAGATAAGAAATCAGTTGGGAAGGAATCTACTACTGCTACTTACACTGTAAATGGTAAGAAAGTTTCTGAGGAGGACTATCGTAAAAAGCTCAATGAGATGGATAAGAAGTTTCAGAAGCATATTCAGGCTGTACTAGATGAGTATAATGGCTTCATTGAAGATAGTAAAGTTTGGAAGAAATTATTTGATTAATTAATAAAATTAGACGAGATTAATTTGGGAAGATTAATTACGGGAATTTAAGAACGGGGAATCTTTGAGCGTATGATTTGGGAGTCATACGCTCTTTTATTATTGGTGAATAGCTTAGAAGAACACTCTTCTCCTTGTCTTAAATGGACTAAAAAAGGGAAGAAAATGAATCGTAGAAAATTATAATAAATGGGTTAGTAATTTAGCAGCTTAATAAAAATTGAACTTTATATGGTCAGTCTGTGGATTGTCAAAAGGAATTATATGCAAACTATATCCTACCATATGAAGAATTATATGATATGTATGAAATCGTTATTTTATCTGAGTCAATTATTGATATAGCTGCCTGATATAAAATAACGAAATTTTTTAGATAAAGGAAGTGAGAACAATAGGAAGAAAGGTACAATATAATAATATTACTTCTCCTGAATTATTAGCTCAAGTAAATCCAGATAATATTGAGTTAGGAAAAGATTTTTTAGATTATTTAAGATCTATTGACAGATCTCCTAGTACGATCGAAGCTTATTCTTTTGATTTAAACATTTTTTGGGTCTATCTATTACAACACGCCAACAACAAATTCTTTGTAGATTTGACTAAGAGAGAAATTTCAAAATATCAAAGCTATTGCCTAACTGAATGGAAATGGAGTCCAGCAAGAATGCGTAGAGTAAAATCTACTCTGTCTTCTCTATCAAATTATGTTGAATCAATGCTTGATGATGAGTATGAAAATTATCGTCCAATTATTCGCAAAATTGAAAACCCAGTAAACGAGAAAGTATTTACAAAAACAGTTCTAACAGAAGAACAATTACAGAAATTATTGGATTATTTAGTTGAAAACGAAAAGTATGATAAGGCTTGTGCTTTGTCATTAGCAATGAATAATGGTAGACGAAAATCTGAGTTACCTAGATTTAAAGTTTCTTATTTCGATGATTCTAATGTTATCTATGGATCACTTTATAAAACACCAGAACCAATAAAAACAAAAGGTCGAGGTTCGAGAGGAAAACAACTTACTTGTTTTACTCTTTCTAAACCGTTTAAACCATATTTTGATTTGTGGATGAATTATAGAAAAGAAAATGGGATTGAATCAGAATGGTTGTTTCCCAAAAAGGTTAATGGAGGATATATTGATGAACCTATGAATCCTAAAACTTTAGATAGCTGGGCTGAATCATTTAGTAGTATTTTAGATGTTGATTTTTACTGGCACAGCCTCCGGCATTACTTTACTACTGCTTGTTCACGTAGTGGCTTACCTGATAATGTAATTCAAATGCTAATCGGTTGGAGTTCACTAGATATGGTTACAGTGTATAAAGATATTGAAGTAGATGAAGAATTTGAAAAATATTTCTGTGAAGATGGAATCAAGAAAGTTGAGCAGAAATCATTATCTGAACTGTAATAAAAACATCGCTTATAGAGCATAAAAAGATTGAAAACTACATTTCATCAAGTTTTGAAGTATTGAATATACCAATATCCAATATTAGTTTTTAGAGATGAAAATATGGTAGACTTAGCTTCGAAGTCTATAAATATGAGAAGTATACAATACTAGCGAGAAGCCTAATGTCAAAGATTTTGTACTGGGATGCATACCATTCTTAATCCTGAGTGGTTTATCACCACTCTCTCGCCTTTAAGTCATCTATTTTTGGATGACTTATTTTTATATCTAAATATATTAAATTTGTTGTCTTATGTAGGGTAATTGCCCTATATCTTTTATGAATTTATTTAGCATAAAACGTCCATGAGTAACTGTTGCAGCAGTTACTCTACATAAGATAATGATAAGTTATCTGCAAGTAACTAATTGATATATTTAGAGATTTCATAAATATGATGTGAAAGAAAGGACGGTTAAATGCTTAATAAATTTAATAAACGACAATTAGTAGATCAATGTGGATTTACAGTGGATGAGGCAAAGGTAATTTTGGAGTACCAAAAGAAATTACCTATATTATCTTCTGATAATTCGGACGTTTTATGTGTAAATGCCAGAGATTTATTTATACAATTAAATGGTAAGAATACAAAAACAAAATTTATAGACTGGGCGAAGTACAATATTACAAAACAAGATTATTCTATAGGCTCTGATTATGAAGAATTTTATGAAAAAGACGGCGTTCGTTTTAAAACGAACGGTGAAACTTCTCAAAAATTGAGTGCTATGGGCGTTAGAAAAAATTACATGCTATCATTAGAGTTTGCCAAAGAAATATCTATGTATTGTGGAACTTCCACACATGCAAGTATAGAGTTAAGGAATAATAGCAAACTTACCAGAAAATATTTTATCCTTATGGAAAAGGCGGTTAAGAAAAATTGTGAATGGGAACTAATTCGTTATCCATTACGCCAAGGATATAAACAAATGCAAAAAGCATTAGATGAGTATATGTTAAGAAAGATTCAAAAGAATGCTGATGAATGGGATTATAGATTTGAGGCTGACGCATTAAATATAATCGCAACAGGATTCAAAGCACAAGAAATTAGATTATTTGTAGGATGTCAAGATACAAAAACTAGAGATAGTTTAACTGCTACATATAATGAATATTTGTTAAAGCTTCAAGAGTTAAATATTATCTATCTTGGCATGGACATGAATCGTTACGAAAGATATAAAATGTTAAAACAATCTTTTGATATTCTCTTTCCTGACGCTGTCCCAATCAAAGATGATATTGATATTAATCGAATTAGAGAAAATAAAGAACGATTATTATCAGAAACTAGAGAGAAAATAAAGAAGGTGGCTTAATGTTATCTTCTTTTATTTTATGCCAATTTATATTGGTAAATATATATTCTCCTATTTAGGAGAGCAAGGAGGCACATCATGAGTGACTGCAAGAAACATAAAATCAAAGACGTAAACGATTACAAGCATCTGAAGCCAGATACAAGTTGTACCTGCGAAGGTGCTAATGGTTCTGACCGTGGCGAGGGCATGGGTCCAGCTACAGATCCAGAGCTGGTTGCTAAACGCAAATAGTAATTGTTTACAATGGAGAGTGGCTAGTGCTGCTCTCCTATTTCTATAAACTCGTTATTTTGTGTAGGGCAATTACCCTAATTCATTAAATATTGTTTTCATAATATTTTATCCTTTCAAAATATTGACTTTTTCATGATTATTTTTCTCAATTTTGGAGTGACTACTGAAGTGTAGTTACTCTACACAAAATAATAAGTTAAGTTTAGAGGTTTATTTTATTGGAATAAAAGGAAGGAAGTGACTGTTATTGACAGTAGCCAAAGAACCAGCAACTAAAATAACAGTTGCTCAAGCTAAAAAGAAAATTGAAATACTAGAAAATAAAGTAAAAACATTAAAAGATGGTGCATGGTGTTATTTATGTGATGTTCATAAATCTAAAGATAAATTTTATGTAAATACAGACCCTATGAGTAAAAGTGGTTTAGCACCAATTTGTAAAGATTGTGCTAAAAAGATTGCATTAAAGGTTACAAACGGTGAAGAACAGGAGCCAGATAAATCTTCTGTTCAATTAGCACTTAGATATCTGAATAAACCGTTCCTTGAGAAAGTATGGGATTCAAGTATTCAAGAAGTTGAGAATCTTGCTTCTGGTAAAGTCAAATCAAATGTATGGGCTGCATATTCTCGACAAATTGCTATGCCAAATTATATTGGCATGACTTATGCCGATTCTGATCTTTTTGTAAATAAAGCATTAAGTGAGAATAATAAGGATTCTACTACTGAGAAAACTGTAGATAACCATGCTGGATTAGATACATATGATAATTTTATTAAAAATAAAAATGATGTTGTTCGATTATTAAGTTATGATCCTTTTGAAAAAGAGGATATAAATGATCAGCCATTTTTATACTCTCAACTATTAGGACTTCTTGATTCTAGTGAAGATGCCAATGAGGATATGATGCGTACATCTTCTGCTATTACAATTGTCCGTGGTTTTCTACAGCAATCTAAAATTGATGACACTATAGCAAAATTAATGTGTGATATATCTAATATTGAAAAGAATTCCGCCACTATAAAATCTTTGCAAGATAGTAAAAATAAAATTAATTCTGTAATTACGAGTTTAGCGCAAGATAATTGCATTTCATTAAGATATAATAAAAATGCTAAAAAGGGCGAAAATACTTGGACTGGTAAGATTAAAAAGATTAAGTCTCTAAATTTAAGAGACGCTGAAGTAAATGGATTTGATATTGATACATGTAGAGGTATGCAACAAGTTCAAGAAATAAGTGATGCGTCTATAATGAAGCAACTGGAATTGGATGAATCTGAATGGTCTGATATGGTTGCAGAAATGAGAGTTACTAATAAAGATTTACGAAAAGAAAAAGAAGCATATAAAGAAATTAATCGCATCCTGCTTAGAGAAAATTTGGATTTAAGAGATACATTGAAAGAGAACAATCTTTTAGATGAAAATAATGTAAAAGATTTAAGAGATTTATATTCTGTATTCGGAGAAGAGAATGTCAAAGAGAAGGAGAATACAGATGAATCTAAATAAAACTTATGTGATGGATTATTATAATTCTGAGTTAATGAACTATGATAAAGATTTTTATGACCAATATGGTATATATATTAAACCACATGGATATACAGTCTCTTCCAGAAAAATCGAATCTTATATTCAAATTGCAAATATTCAAAAATATCTACAATGTAACCCCATTCGTGCAATAGATCTTTTCTTTAATATCGAATTATTAGACGGACAATCTTTGTTAGTTCAACGAAGTTGGGTTTGTCCAAACGTACTTGCAGTTTGTACGCGTGGTTATGGTAAAAGTACAGTAATTGATTTAGAGATAATGGCTAAAGATATGTGCTTCTGTAATGTTTGGACTTATATTGCAAGCGGTACTGGTGGACAAGCAGAACAAACTTTTACTACACTAGAAAGACTTGCAAATGATAATATTGATACATTTTATGGTTCGACAGGTTCAGTTTTTAAAAATGAAGTTGAAGTAAAAAATGTAATTGGGGATGGATTCAGCCATTCTAGTAATGGGTTTTCTTATACATGTTATAACAATTCCATGACTAAGACATTGAACTCAAATGTGGACGCCAAAAGAGGAAGTCGCGGATCAGTAATTTTTGATGAAAGTGGTTTCCTTTCAGATGAAATGATGAACGTTTATGGAGCTTTTGCAGCAGTAAACAGAAGCTTAAAAACTGGTAAAGACGCTGATGGAAATTCTATAGATCCAATTCGGCAAAGATGTATTCCTAGAGATTTACCATATCAGAAATTTTACATTAGTTCTGCTTCTTCAAGAGATACACAATTTTGGAGATTATATAGAGATTTTGCAAAACAGCAAATTATGGGAAATCCTGATTATTGCGTTTTACATATTGATTGTGAGCAGGCTTTTAAACCAACATTAAAAGGGGAGTTGGTTACTCCGCTTCTATCTCGTACTACGGTTGAAACAGAAATGAGAACAAATCCAGAAAAAGCACGTAGAGAATATTATTGTCAATTTACTACTGATGCTGGAACAGATGCAATCATTCGTAGAGGTGTTATTACCAGAAATGAAGAAGTTCGTAAGCCTTTACTTTTTAATGACACTGGTAATAAAAAATTTGTTATTGGCTATGATCCAGCTAGAAGTCGAGACAACTCAGTTATTTTAGTTGGAGAGGTTTATGACTTTGAGCAGGTAGATGGTACAATTGATAAAAGAATGCGATTGGTTAATTGTATTAATCTTATTGATGTTGGAAAAAAAATTAAATCTCCTATGCAAACTCCAGATCAAGTAAAATATCTAAAACAGGTAATTTTAGATTATAACGGTGGTGCTGATGGATATGAAAATATTCTTGGTATATACATAGATGCTGGTTCAGGTGGTGGTGGTGTAAATATTGCTGACTACCTAATGCCAGACTGGACAGATGAAGCTGGTATTACTCATCGAGGATTAATTGATAGAGAATACTCTTCTGAATATGTAAAAAAATTTCCGAATGCAGTTGATAAAATTCATCTCATGTCTCCTACTGCTTATAAATCTGAGATGTATGAAGCCATGATTGAACTAATAAATCAGGATAAGGTTAGCTTTACAGCTCCATATGATAATAAGGATTATTTAACAGTGTTTGATATTGATCAAGAAAAGTTAAATAAAGCAAAGGAAGAAATAACTTTAAAATTGAAAAAAGAGAAATTGAGCGAACGCGAATTTGAAGAAAAGCTTAACGAAGAGTTGAATAACATCCAGTCTGTAAATACAAAATCAATTAAACTTGAGTGGATGGATAAATTGGCTTTGGCTAATATAGATGCATTAAAAGAAGAATTAGTAAACATGGTAAGAAAAAAACGTGATTCTGGTAAAGACTCGTTTGAACTTACAGCGGAGAAAGCTAATAAGCTCCACGATGATAGAGCTTATACAGCTTGTTTATGCTGTTATGCTTTAATGAATGAACGTAGAAAAACTATTACTCAGAGAAAACGTCCAGCCACAACAGACATCATGAAATATTTCTCAGTACGCGCACCAAAGAAAACAACTCTATTTTCATAATAATCTTAACTATCTTAATCTAATATTAGAATTTAAAAATTCAAAACATAAATATATAAAATTCATAAGAAAGGAGGTATATAGAAAATTTGAATAAGGAAAACAACAAAAGAAATAAATCAGAAGTAATTACAAAAACCGAAGAACAAGATTTTTCTCTGCTTCGTAACAGAGCGCAAAAAATAAGTTTCGCTAAATTTCAAGAATTACTTCAAAGAAATGTTAATAAAACAATATCTAAGAGTTATACACAATATACTAGAGATTTATTAGATCAGTATACACAATCACCTCTTAATAATATCGATAACATCCGTGAAGTATCTCGTTTTTTAACCAGAGTTTCAATGTTATATAAGCAGATGATATCTTACTTTTCTACTATGCCACTATATACATATAATATTACACCTCTTGCAGATTACACAAAAGACTTTAATGTAGATAAACAACTTAAAAACTATGAAAAAGTTTTAAAAATATTTCATCATTTTAATATGGCAAAAGAATTACAGAATGTAGTTTCAAACACCATTCGCGATGGTTTATATGTTGGATGGATGAATGGTGATGATGAAAATGGAATGTTTTTGATGCCATTAGATGTACAATATTGTCGTATATATGGTAAAACACAAGAAGGAGAATGGATAACCTATTTTGATGCTTCGTTTTTTGATAAATCTAATAATAAAGACTTTATTGAGGGTATCAATAATGATGCTACAGGAGTTTGGGATCAAGTGTTTATTGATGGCTATAATCAATATAAATCTGGTGGTAGAGATTATCAATTCTTTCGACTTCCGCCAGAAAATACATTAACACTCATTGCGAGTACAGATGATGAGTTTTATGTACCATTACCTTATTTCCTGCCATTATTCAAATCTTTATTAAATCTCCTTGATACAGAAAGCCTTGTTGTTGCGAAAGAAAAACTACAGAATTATAAATTGATTTTAAATAAAATTCCTTTGTTGAATTCTGAAAATGTAGATGATTTTGCAATAAGTCTGGAATTGGCAAATTATTTTGATGCACTTATTAAAGAAATTCTTCCTGATTTAGTTGGTTATGGAACTGTACCATATCAGGATGACTCACAAGTTATAGATTTTGAAAAATCAACATCTTCTACTGATACGGATAATCTAAATAAAGCAATGAATAACTTATTCGCAAATGCGGGGATTAACAGATTAATCATAAGTTCTGGTGATTCAAGTAATGCGAATGGTATTAAATATTCTAACGCTAATGATTTAGGTAAAATGTCAGTTTATCTAAGACGCATTGAATCATGGCTAAATTATTGGATTAAAAACCATATTACCGATGGAATACATTTGGAGATTTTTGATCAAACTCAATATAACCGAGAAGAATATATTAGCCGAATGAAAGATGCTAGTTCATTCGGTATTGGGAAAATGGATTATATGTGCGCATTAGGCAATACGCCTTATATTGCATATAACAAACTTCGTTTTGAAGCTTTAGCACTAAATATAAATCAATATGCTATTCCTTTTAATTCTTCATATACACAATCATCTGGTGATATAAATGGTAGACCAACTATTCCTGAAGAGGATTTGAGTTCAGAGGGACAAGCCACAAGGAATTCTGGGAAAAATGAAGATAAAGGAAATAAATAGAGGAGTTTTTATTTTGGAAGGTAAATATTTTTATTGTTACTCTAAGCCATTAAAAGATTATTTTTTAAAAAATGGTTTGGGATACATATTAAAGGCAACACATAATAAAACTTATAAGCAATATTGGGTTTTTGAAAGCTGTGAAAAAATAGATAATTTACTTAAAGAGTGGAGATTAAGAAAACATTAATCTTTGCTCTTTTATTTTGGAGAATATTAGTATGGAGGTATTCACATGTCATTAAATAAAGATGGTACTTATACTGGGTACATATACAAAATAGAAAATTTAATAAATGGAAAGTGTTATATAGGTCAAACCACTACCACTATTTTATATTAATAAAGGTGGATCAAGTAAACCAGTATCTCAATATTCTTTAGATGGAAATTTTATTAAATCTTATCCATCAGCAAAAAATGCAGCACTTGCAGTTGGTTTAAAAAAAAAAAGGTAGTCAAATTACGTCTGTATGTAAAGGACACGGGAAGACAGCAAAAGGATATATATGGAAATATACTAATAGTTAATTCGAGGTATTTTATATGAACAAAAAATCACAATTTATATATACCTCAGATGAGGCAACAAAAAATAATCTAACAAAATTAGGATTCTCAGAAATTCCATCTGGGGATTCTTTTTTTATATTCATTAATGATTCAACTTTAAAATTTGATAATTCTATTGATATGACAAAAATAGGATTTACTAATAAGTTGATGCTTTAGCACTCTCCTATTCTGAGTGCTTTATTATTTTTAGAAAGGAGGATGTAATCAAACTTGAACAATAGACTTTTAACTTTAGATGATTTATATAACTTTTATAGCAAATATAAAAAATCTGTGAAATTTAATGCTTATAAAAATGATGAACCTGTTGTAGTTCAAATTGGTGGTTCTTTAAAATTTGAAGAAGAAAAAGAATCATATATTGCAGGACTTACGCGGTGTCGTTTACAAGCTTGTCATACAGAAACAAATCTTAATAAATCTACTATCAGTTACGAAGTAATGGAACAAAAATTACTTCCGTCATTTAAGAATCGTCCAATTTTAGGTTTTATTCATACAGTAAACGGTGAACCATGTTTTTATGGTCATAATGCTCATGAAGAAAATGGCGACATTGTTTATGATGAAATTGCCGTTGGGAACATTCCAGAGACGAATAATGCTACTCTTGAATATGATGAGGAAAATGAACGTTACAATGTGATGATCGATGGATATTTATATGATGAGTATACAAAAGCCACAGAGATTGTAAATAGAGAAGGTGAATGCCCTTGCTCTGTAGAAATTTCTATTTTATCAATGACATGGAATGCCAAGGATAAAACATTGCATATTGAAGATGGATATTTTTCTGGTGTAACGATTCTTGGATATGACGAAAATGGAAAAAAGGTAAAACCTGGTATGGCAGGTTCTAACATTAAATTAAAAGATTTTTCACAGGCAAAAAATTCTGTTTTAAATGATCTGTCAGATATAGAAGAATCCAAATTATTAGAAATGTTAAATAAATTAAATGATACCTTATCTAATTTTAGCAGAGAACCAGAGAAAGGAGGACAACCAAAAACTGACATGACAAAATTTGAAGAGTTACTTAAAAAATATAATAAAACTGTCGAAGATGTAGATTTCGAATATGAAAATATGTCTGATGAAGAGTTAGAAAAAATGTTTTCTGAGAAATTTGAAAAAGAACCTGATGATCCAGACCAAGATCCTGAACCAAAATCTAATCCAGATGATAAAGGCGAACCAGATGAGCCTGAAAAGAACCCAAATGATGAGCCAAAAAAATATACGAAACAGTTTGAACTCTCCCATGAAGATATTCAATGTGCTTTATATGAGCTTCTAAAACCTTTAGAAGATACTTTAAATGAATGGTATTGGATTGTAAATGTATATGATGATTATTTTATTTACAGTGGTTATGGTTGTAAGTTCTATAAACAAAAATATACAAAGACAGGTGATGTAGTCGCTCTTGACGGAGAACGTTTGGAAGTATTTAGTGAGTTCTTAACCGAAGAAGAGCTTAATGAGCTTGATAATATGAGAAAGAATTATTCTTTAGTTACAGAGAAATTAGCCGCATATGAGGAAGCTGAAAGTATTGCAGATAAAATGACTGTATTTAATGACGAAGCTTATACAAGTTATCTTGAGACTGAGGAATTTAAGTCTCTGATGGAGAAGGAAACTGTAAAGAAATTCACTAAAGAAGAGCTTGCTGAAAAGGTAGATGCAGCATTAGGTAGTAAAAGAAAATAAAACATTCTCTATGAAATTTCAACAGAAAGAAGAAAAAAGACCATCTTTTCTAGCTTTTGCTAAACCTGATACAAATTCATCTTTCTTAGATGGATTACTTAAAAAATAAAATATTATTCTATTTTTGAGATCGCATAATGCGGTCTTTAATTTTTATAAGGAGGAAATTTTAATGATTTATACAAATCTAAAAGCTAAAGAGCGTAAGCTTCATGGCATCTTTGAGTCCTCTCTACTTCTGGCTACAGACGTTGGAGATCTTTATGACGCTTTAGTTCGTGATGAACATGATAAGGAAATTGATGTAGATAATGGTGTGGCAATTGCAGTTGGTGATTATACAGGCAATGGTCTACAGGAAAGATATGCAAAGATTGCAGGTGTTAAAGATAAGATCGCTGTTACTGGCGCACCAGCTAATGTAAAAACTGCTCTTACTACAGAAGAGGCACAGAGCTATAACTACACCAATCCAGCAGGTAAACCTGTCAAGGCATATCAGATTCAGGAGCCATCTGTACACACTGATATCTTTGGCGTAGCAGCTTATCAATTCACTGACGATACTGCATCTAAAGTTAAGCAGAATGCTTTGGTTGTAGTTGATGGTAAGGGTATGTGGGAAGCACATGATGTTGACGAGCTTGAAACTCTAAAGGGAACTAATGGTTTTGTGGGTAAAATCCATAGTATTTCTGTTGGTACATATTACAACATTGTTCGTATTCAGTCCCTTCAGAATAAGACGATTGCGTAAGAAGGGAGGAATTAATAAACTATGAGAGATATTACGTGTTTTTCTGCTAATTTTTTAGCACAGTTTGAAAATGATTATAATAATGTACTTAAATTTAATGGTCTAATGATGGATGCAGCTCATTCTGTATATTCTCAGTATTCTAAAGAAGAGACGGATGTAATCATTAGAAACCAGTGTGATCGTATTCTGGGTATTAATTTTAAAGAAGCTACTCCAATGAAGCGTAGACAGGCTTGGAGAGATCATAATAAAGAGATGGCAACTCTGTTTGAGGATGTGCTTGTTGATAGAATGACATCTGGATGGAATGAGTCTAATGCTCGTTTTATGCAGTTTGTTCAGGAAGTAAACCTCGCAGATGGTGATGCTAATGAATTCTTTGTAAATGACAATTCTCTACTGACTGTATCTAAATTCTCTGGAGATCATCATAACGTGCTACGTCAAGCTGTTAAGCCTGGTAAGGCATTCTCTATTGATACATCTTTCTATACCATTAAGGTATACACGGATTTCGTTCTATTCCAGACAGGTAGAATTGATTTTGCTGATTTAGTAGCAAGAATGTATACAGCTATTGAACAGTATAGATATGCCGCTCTTAATACTGCATTTATGTCTATGGACGCTTCTCTTCCAACTGACATGGTTCTTGATACAGCAGTGTCTGAGGCTACAAAGAGTGCAATTATTGATCATATTGAAAAGGTAGTAGCTGCAACTGGTAAGAATGTAATGCTAGTTGGTGCTAGATCCGCCATTCAGAAACTTCAGAGCACAATTAATTATAACCTGTTCTCTGATGATATGAAGAATGAAAGATTCCAGAATGGTATTCTTGGTTCTTGGGAAGGTTATGAGTGTCTTGCTCTTAACCGTGTAAATATTCCGGGTACTAGAGACAGTGTATTCACAGCGGAAGATTTAAAGAAGATTTATATTCTTCCAATTGATCCAGAGTTCAAACCAATTAAGAGAGTAAACGAAGGTGATGTAGCTTACTATGAAACTGGCATGGATGGTCTAAAGAAAGATATGACCATTGATGCAGAAATCGTTTACAAAGAGGGTATTGGTGTTGTAATCGATGAACTGTTTGGTGAAATTAAAATTACTGCCTAACTAATGTAAATATTTAGAAGAGTAGTTTGTACTACTCTTCTATTTTTAAGGAGATAAATGGATAAATGAAGGTATTAGATTTAGCAAAAGAATTTGATGTAACAACCAAAGAATTAATTACTTTCTTCAAGGAAAATGGTTTTAAAGTATCTAGCCATATGCAGAAAGTAACTGATGAGATGTATGTTTTTGCAAAAAAGAATTTCGAACCATCTAATCAGATAAAAGAAGAAGATAAGACGGAAGAAACTGTAGATGTAAAGAAGGTTGTAGAAAAAACCATCTTATATAAAGCATTTGCTCCAGATGAAGAAATTCCATGTAAAAGTGTAACGCCGTGGAAATTAATTGCTCCGGGTGTTGATAAAAATACAATTTATTCTTGGAATAATTTTGGTGATATTGAGTATTTAAAGTTTCGTGACTTACAGGCTCTTAGAAAAACCGAATATGTTACTAAGCCTAAATTTTTAATTATGGATGAAAATCTTAGAGAACAGTGGAAACGTGAACTTGATGGAGTTTATAAATATTTTGAAAATATTGATTACCCAGAAGAATTTTTTGATATACCAGATGATGAGTTTATTAATCTTCTAAAAACTGCTCCATCATGGCTAAGTGAGATCATTAAATCCACCGCAATATCTATGATTAAAAATGAGAACTATCCGTCAATTGGTAAAATTAAAATTATTGATGATATGCTAGGAACATGCATCAAGGAATTTATTTAATCAAAGGAGGTAGATTATGCCCTCCCTAGAATATGAATCTATTTATAAAAGAGCGCTAACGATGATTAATGATTTGGACTTAGCGACTTATACACAGAATGATTTTTATGATGTTTTAAGAGAATGGTTACGTACTGCTGCTTCTCTTCCACTATTCAGAAAGAAATTTGAAAGTTTTTCTCTGAATGATTCTATTATGAAATTAACATTTACTCTTAATAATAGTGTAGATGATGATTATGATATAGAGTTTGTAAAAACAATTTTAGCAAAAGGGATTATTATTCATTACTTCCCATCTAAACTTGAGACTACAAAGAATCTTGCTACTATGATCGGTGGAAAAGAAGAAAAGAAACTCATAGATAATTATTCTAAAAATATGGAAAGGCTTACTGAATTAAAACGTGAATGGGAACTTGAACTTACTCGTCATAGTTATTATTTTAGTGAGAGTGGTGGAACATCCAATGGATAATTTAGTTCCACATAAATATGGAGAATTTACTCCAAATCAACTTGAATACTATCAGGAAAAACTACGAAAGAAACTTTTCTGGTTAATCCTATATACTGATGAAGAGACAAAAGAAGACTTTAAGAGTGTTGATGTTGCAAAATATCATGAAGAACTCTTGTTTGAAATTTCCTCTTACAATTCTCTTCTACTTTATCCAGACAATTTTGCTGAAATTATTAACTCTTTAAAATCTGCTCTGGAGATTCTAAAATCAAATCATTTTAATTTCAGACGATATAAGAAACTTGTGTTTGATGCTGGAACGGGATTAAAGCGTTTGAAAGTTGGTGATGCTTAGTGTCAGTTTATGAATTTTACCAACGTAAAATGCATATCAATACTAACTCTACTGGTAAGAATTATCCTACTCTTGGAGAACAATTAAAAGCTGATTCTGATAAATTAATGGAGCTTACATGGGACAACGACATTCAGAGCAAGAGGTGTTTTATTTACGATTATTTTCATGATGATTATGTAATTGATGAAAAAGGTAATCGTAAAATTCTCAAAGAAGATATGACCTATGAAAAAACAAATAAAACCCCAATTGATGCAAAATTTATTATTAAATCATATCAATCTATTGATAAAGATCGTATAGATTATTATCTTCAATTTAAACCATCACAGAAAACAAAATTTTCACCAGACGATGAATTATATTATCTTGAGAAAAATTACAAACAAAAATATGGTTCAGATATATTCATTGGTTGCTTCATAGATATTCCTGATGATGCAGGAGTTTATCATAAATGGATAATTATTGAAAAAGAGATAGCTAATCAATTTCCAAAATATCTTATTTTGCCAGCTAATTATGAATTATCATGGATTGAAAGAGATAGTTCAAGACGTATTAAACGAAAAATGTGGTGTTGCTTGAGAAGTCAAAATTCTTACAACAGTGGACTTTGGACCGATCTTAGATTTACTTCACAAGAGAACCAAGATAAAGTTTGGATGCCATTAAATTCAATCACTGACAAATTTTGGTATACAGATGATCAAGATAAAAATATGAGGCTTTTAGTTTCTGCTCCAACAGATCATCCTATTGCATGGAAAATTAGTAAATGTGAAAATTCTCAACCATTAGGCATCCAAAAACTTACGCTTTACCAAACATTTTATAATCAATTCACTGATTATATTGAAAAGGATTCTGATGGTAATATTATCGGAATGTGGGCTGATTATTACGATAGTAAAATTGAACCAGTCCCAGATGTAGATATAAGACATGAGTTATCCGCTCCTATCGCTGAAATCTCAGCTTCTAGTTATTCCCTTAAAGTTGGCGGAAGTTATAAAACACTCACAACAGAGATTACAAAAGAGTCATCTGTAATTACATCTCAATATTCTGACGCTACTTTCACATGGTCTTGTAAAATAGATGATGAAGACTATACAGATAAAGTTATATGGAGAGAAGCGACAAAATTTAATCAAATAAAATTAAAGTTTCCTCCAGATTCTTCAATGTTGGGTAAAAAAATTCAAGTAGAATGTGTTGTCGAAAAAGATGATAAAATTATTAAAGCAAAGATTTTAGAATTACAATTAATTGAATAAGAGGTGATGTTTTATGGAACGGCTTGTTAAAAAAGATGATCTTCTCGAAAAGCTCAGAGAATATAGAACATCTCCTGATGATGAAAATATTTATTATAAGCAGAAAATCAAAAATGCTCTGCTTACCTGTCCTGAACTACTCTATGCTCTTCATGAAGAAAAATATGAAGACGAGTTGTTTGACGATGATGGAAACATTAACTGGAATCCAGAAACACATGAACCATATGGTGAATGGAGTGCTTATTTTGGGGAAAATTCTAATATTCGTCCAGAATTATTTATTCCCGAAACACAAACAAATATTAAACATTTTATTTGCTATCAGGTCAGTTTTGATGATATGCCAAAATATAATTCTACACAAAAATATATGGAGATTAAATTTAATATTTTTTGTAAGGAAGGGGATATCCTAGATGAACTCACAGGTATTCCACGACATGACTTAATTGCCTCTATTATTAGAGAACGAATTAACTGGTCAAATTTATTTGGCGCACAAGCTAAATTAATTTCATCAAAAGAATCTGTAACGGACAACCATTATGTAGTCAGAACAATTATATTTCAAGTTGTTGAGACTAATGGAATTTATAAAACTACAAAAGGTAAAACATCAATCAATAATTACCAAGTAAGGCGGTGATTGTTTGGATGTTTTAGAAAGCCTTGATAGTCTCCAAGCGGCGGTAGTTGCTGACGAGGTTAAAAAGGCAGAAAAAAGTAAAAAACCAAAATATCATTTTGATAAACTAAAAATGTATTTTGGTCGAGATATTACGCTTCATAATGTAAAAATTTCCATCCCTAATATGAAAGATATTATTGATATTGGGGAATCTGAATTCTATTCCTGCGCCTCTCCTTTTCTTAATAATCCTACGTCAATTCGTGTTCTTCTTTATGATGCTTTCCATAAAGATTGGACCAAGACGAAGGATATAGAGGTGTTTTATATTTTACTTCAAACGGTAAAAAATAAAGCACCTCTAAAATTATTATTCAAAGATTTAGATTTTGATAATTTAAAACTTGTACATGGTACAAAAAATATAGATGGACAAGATACAAATTGTTTTGTTCTAGTTGATCCAAAACAAAAATTGACAATTTACGAAGATGATTATGCTGAGATTGCTGAATACATCAGAGAAATGTTTCATGTCCATCCTAAAACAGAAAAGGGCAAAGGAAAGACAACTAAGTTATGGATGCTACAAGAAGACAGGATGAAAGCTGTGGAAGAGATAAATAAGAAGAAAGAGAATTCTTCTACTCTTCTATCATTAGTATCTTCTTGTGTAAATCATCCCGGCTTTAAATATAAATTGGAAGAAATAGAAAATATAAATTTTTACTTTTTTATGGACGCAGTTGCACGTATTCAAAAATATGAACAAAGTAACGCTGCGCTACATGGCGCGTTTGGTGGAATGATATCTATGAAGGATCTTCCACAAGACCTAATCAATTATATGAGTGAGCTTTAATGCTTACTCATTTTTTATTGAAAATTTTTATTTTATAAGGAGGAAATACATATGGCTTTTAAGCTAGGTGACGTAATCGTAGACAGACTACAGTTTGGCTATGGCGCAAAATCTAATGGTACACCACTGTATGCTCTTACTCAGCTAACAGAAGCTTCTATTGAAATTACAGCAGATTCTACTGATATTAATGATAAGGATGGCAACCTGATTTATCGTAAGTACACAGGTAAGAAGGGTGAGGTAACGACTACTAATGCGTTTATTAACCTCGCTGTTGCTGAGACTCTAGCAGCAAATGATGCTGAGATTGCAACTGATGATCACGGCGTTGTAATGCCAATGATTCAGATTGTTAAGGCTGGTGAAACTCTTGACATTACTAATTATGTTGAAGGTTCTGTAGTTGTAAGTTCTCTATCTCCAAAGGGTTCTATGGGTAAGGAAACTTATACTCTTGGTTCTGGTAAGGAATCTGCAACAGAGTTTTACATTAAACATACAGATGAAGTAAAAGATTCGGGAGATCAGCATATAACTACACCAGCTAGTGATATTCTGACACCACCAACAGCAGAAGGGGAAACTCAGTATATTGTTAAATACAAGAAAACAATCCATAATGGTGCAAAGATTACCAATACTGGTAAGAAATTCCCGAAGGCTCATGAACTATTCTTCAAGGCACTTGTTGTTGACAAGTGTGATACTGAGACATTAAAGGGTGTTATTATTCATATTCCATCCTTTATGCCATCTCCAGAATTTACTCTTGCTCTTCAGGGTGGTGACTCTCAGACGATGGATTACAAGGGAGCTATGATGCTTAACGCTTGTTCTCCAGATCAGGAACTCTTCTCTATCTACTATATTGATGAGGAAGAGGAGGACATCTAATTTTAGATTCTTAGAGGTAGGTACTCTCCTACCTCTTTATATTTATTAAAGGAGTGAAATTAAATGTCTGACAGAAAAACAAGAATTTGTGCTTTATGTAAAAGTCAATATCAATTCTGTCCTCAATGTTCTCCAGTTGATGCAAAAAAACCAACTTGGTATTTTACATTCTGTTCTGAGAATTGTCATGATATTTATGCTCTTACATCCGGCTATGAAGATGGACGAATTAAAGATATTGACGCAAAAGCAAAATTACAAAAACTAGATTTATCTAAATTAGAAAACTTTGGTCAGAGTTATAAACTCTCAATTGCTGAAATTAATGAAGCAAAGAAACCAATGATTAAGATTAAGTCAGTAAGTAAAACACCTACTGAAAATGTAGATGATAAAAAGAGAAAAAGGTTGTAAAGAAGCCAAAGGAAATTGAGGCTGAAGACGTTGAATAGTGATTTTTTTAAATTCTGAAAGGGAATATATAACATCACGATTCGATGAAATATATTCCCTATTTTTTACGATTTTCAAAATCACACAGGATAAAAAGGAATAATAAAACATGAAAGTAAAATCAAATTTAAAGCCACGAAGTTATACTCAGAATGAAGTGGTTAGAATTGTAAATCAGAAGCAATATCTAACCTATATTAAAAATGGTGTTTATCCTATTGATATGTACGCCAGTATTGACGAAAAGACAGACAATACAATTTTAGCTATGATTTTCTTAAAAGAAGATACTTCTGAAGTATATAAGAAATGGTGTAATTATGAGTTAAATTAAGGGGAAATTATATATGAACGATTTAACATTTTTAACAGAATTTGCTGTTCCGATTATTGTTGGTGTATGTTTATGCGTTGGATATGTGATTAAGAATGTAATCACTACTGATGCTATTAATAAATATATTCCATTAATTATGGCAGTTTTAGGTGTTGTATTGAATATTTGGATCAATATGTCATTTACTCCTGAGATTTTATTGGGCGGTATGTTTAGTGGCTTATCCAGTACAGGCTTATACGAAGTATTCAAGCAGCTCATCAAGAAATAAGAAGGTGGGCGTATGAATGGATACAATAGAAAATTTATTTAATATTGAATGGCAAGTTGTAATACTTGGAGTTATTACTGCTCTTTTTGCATTCAAAGCTATTGTTGAAATATTTAAATGGTTATTATTTGACTTTTTAGGTATAGAAACAAAAGCTATGAGAATGAAACGAGAAGAACATGAATTGTTATTAAAAACTGCAAATGATTTAAAAGATTTATCTGCACGTCATTTAGAAGATGTGAATCAATCAATAAAACACGACGAAAAAATTCAAGAGAATTTAGATTCGTGTATAAATGAGATCAGGGAATCTCTTAAAAAAACGCAAGATGCCATTACTAAATTTGCAGAAAATAGAGTTCACGATAGAGAGCAAAGTTTTACGATTCAGAAAGAATTAACAACTAGCATTGCAAAATTAGCTAAATCAGATTCATCTCGTGATGAGCAAATAAATAATATAATGTGGGCACAAAAAGAATCTCTTGCTGATAAAATAAATCAGAAATATAAACATTATATTGCTATTAACGGTATTCCCGAAGATGAGGTTGACGAATTTGTATCGCTTCACCAGGCATATAACGGAGTTGGTGGGAATCATCATGGAGATGCAAAATTCAATTATTGTATGGAACATTTACCGATTATACCAGTAGAGGTTAAATTAAAATACGATTAAAGTTCATTATACCACAAAAATTACCAATTCTGGTTAATATTTTCTTATGTATTATATGAATATACGAAATAATTCTAAGCATACTACATTACATGAAGAATAAAGTTGGTGAATATAGGTATAAACAGAATATATCAATATCAGAATTGTCCAAGAGATGTGGACTTTCTTCTACTGCTATTTCTAATTTAGAAAATGGATATACTTCTGATATTTTATTATCTCATGCAGTCGCTTTATCTTTTGCGTTACATGTAGACTTATATGAATTATTTTGTATAAAGAGATAAAGGAGATGTATGCTTATGGGAATGTATTATAATGTAATTTGTGAAGAAATCGAAATAACAGGTGGAAAAGTAATTCATATTGACAAGAATTTAGGGAATATGAATGATGTCCATAAACTTGTCTGTGCAAATATCAGCAAATATCCAAATGCTAAATGGGAATTATATCCTATGGCGATCAATAATTAAGATCATTACATACAACAATATATTAAATATGAAAGAGCAGTTTCTTCGGAAGCTGCTCTTTTGTGTTATGTAAAAGTGTCTTTACCACTCGCTAGTCATGTGGTAAGGGCATTTTTATTTTGGAAGAAAGGAGAATAAATGAGCAGAACAAAATTTAATGTAGATAAAGACAAAAGTAAGCGCACTTATAATGATATAACTTTTGATTCTATTTTAGAAATGAAATATTATCGTGATGTTCTTTGCCCTTTAGTGGAGAGTGGCGATGTGGTTAATTATGAGTTACAAAAGCCATATGAGTTACAACCAAAGTTCATACATAATGGTAAATCTGTTCAACCAATTAAATACGTGGCTGACTTTTTTGTTGTTTATAAAGATGGTCACGAAGAGGTTATTGATACAAAAGGATGCCCAGATAGTGTTGCAATTTTAAAACGAAAATTATTTTGGTATCACTATCCCACTGTTGATTATAAATGGATTTGCTATTCAAAAATAGATGGAGGTTGGTGCGATTATGAATACGTTAAGAAACAACGAGCAGAACGAAAACGAAACAAAAAATTATAAAGTTTATATGCATACAAATCTTATAAACGGTAAGAAGTACATTGGTATTACAAAACAAAAACCTGAAAGAAGATGGAAAAATGGATGGGGTTACTATGACAAATCAGGAAGAGTGTATTTTTGGAAGGCAATACAAAAGTATGGGTGGAATAATTTTAAACATGAAATTATAGAAGATAGATTATCTTTTGAACAAGCAAAAGAGAAAGAGAGATATTATATTTCTTATTATAATTCTTCAGATAATTTAGATGGTTATAATTTAACGCTTGGTGGGGATGGTTTTTTAGGTAAAAAAAGAAGTCAAGAAACAAAAGATAAAATTAGTGAAAAAGTTAATTTATATTTTAAAAACAATCATGGTTATTGGTATGGCAAGCACATTCCATCAGAAGCAATTAAAAAGCAAAAAGAAACAAAGCGATTAAATCCATATCATCACACAGAGGAGTGGAAGAAAAATCATAGTCAACAATTAAAAGGTGCAAATAATGTAAAATCAAGACCTGTTCGTTGTATCACAACTAATGAAATTTTCGCAAATGCAAAAGAAGCCTCTGAATCGTATAAGGGAGCAGATTGTTCCAGAATACATAAATGTTGCAAAGGATATGGCAAGTCATCTGGGAAACATCCTATTACTGGTGAAAAATTAAGATGGGAATATGTGGACAAAGAGAATCCACGCACAGAAATAACAGTAAATATATTAGATTAAAGGAGATACATGGAATATGAAGATTTTAGAATTTGTGAACGGATATAAAGAAATTACAACAGATAAAGCAAAAGAAAATTATTTTAAGAAGAATGTGAATATTAAAACATATCTTCCAATTCTAAATAAAATTACTATCGCTGAAAGAATTGCTGATGTGGTATGTTTTGAACATGAAAAATACATCACTGAATCTGGAGAAGAAAAAAGTAGATCTACTATGAATGTACAGGTAAATACTCCTGTTCAGTATCTTCTTACTTGTAGAGCTATTGTAGAAAATTATACAGATCTTGAAATTGAAGATACTTCTTTTTACAAGGAATTTGATCTACTTCAGGAAAATTGTATCATGGATAAAATTCTTTGCACTATTCCAAACGATGAACTGAAGAATTTTGAAGCTATTGTAAATATGAAACGCGAAGATATTTTATATAATCATGGCACAGTAAAGGGATTCATCAGTGATAAAGTTGAGAGAATTTCCATGATTAGCTCTACTGTTCTTAAACCAGCAATGGAGAAAATTGCTACTGAACTTCAGAATATGGATGATGATAAGATTATGAAACTTTCTGATAGATTTTCAAAAGTGATGGAAAAAGTAATGAAGAAAGCTAAATAATTATATATATAAATGCAGAAAAGCCACGACTGGTTTGCCGTGGTCTTCTGTAAATCTCCTGTTATTCCTTGTTTCTCCTTTTATTCCTTGTGTCTTTCTAATTCTTATAGAAAGAGCAGCTAAATTCGAAGCCTTTAAGAAAGCTTAACTTTACATATATGTCTTTTATACGGTGGTTTCGTACATAAAGACAAAATGCAACTAAGATTATTAAAAGCCCGATGATGATAAAAATACTTGTCATCACCTATATGCTCCTTTCTAACACAAGTGTGTTGTAAAGCTTTGTGGAGAAATTTGGATTTCTCATCTGATAATAGCGTGCAGCGATTACACCACTTTCGAATGTAATCTGTTATCAGATGATTGTATTATAACATAAATATATAACTTTGAATAGAAAAACAGCACCGTATTTCTACGGTGCTGTTTTCCTGCCTCCTGTTGTACTTCTCCTTTGTAATAAGTCTTAGGCATTACAATTAGCCATATTGTAAGCTCAAGATAAGGAAAATACATTTGTAATGGTCATTTGTTCTATTGACAATTATATCATTGAATTACAATTTGTCAAGTAGACGCTTTCTCTATTTAAAATAATTTATATCTCAAGAACTCGTAAACATAGGATTTGAATTATAGGTTTTGTGTAGTAGAAGTTGGCTATTCTCCTACTGTTCTATCTAATTAATCATTTTAAGTAGATACTCACGTCTGTAAAACTAGATTATACTATTTTTTTATTATCTCTGTAGACTGTGTATATAAATCCCAAGACTGCAACACAGGCAGAAACAATTGAATAAATGGTTTCCATTACAGTTATGTCCTTATCTACCTATATTTACCACAGATACTAATATTATAACATACGTGAGGAGAAAATTAAAGTTATATTTCAGAACAAATGTTCGTTGAAGAAACATATTATTTGAGTCTCATAAGTGTCAAACCTTATGAGACTATTTTTTATTTATTTTATTATTGAGAATTTTGGAGGATGTTATGGCAAATGGTAAATTATCCGCTATGGTTTTAAAAGATATAAACAAATTAGAAAAGAATTTAGCAAAAGAATGTGCGCCAAAAATTAATAAACTTTTTAAGGAATCACTAAATTTTGCGATGTTGGATTGGTATAACGATTACGATCCAAAAAAGTACAATAGAACTTATAACTTTATGAAAGTTTTAAATACCGCAAAGACAACTGGTTCTGGAACAACTATTACTATGCAAGCTGATTCCTCTTCTATGTCTGATTATCAAGGTTTTGATGAACCACCATATAGAGGATATGAAAAAGAACCATTACCTGCGAGTTTGGCATTTGATTTCTTTTTTATTAATGGTGAACACGGTCATGGTAATTGGATGATGCATAGATCAATTCCACCATTTATGACAGTAGATCGTGATGTAGATGATGGTTTTGGAAACCGAGTACAGGATATTATTAGTGCAACTATGGGAAGTCTTTTAACAAAAAAATAGTGAGGTGATTTATACATATGTCAGGAATAGCATCATGGCAAGCGGAAATTAAGCTTGATATTAATGATTTAAAGAAAAGACTTTCTGAAGCTGAAAAAGAGCTTGGGGAAGTCACCGAAAAAGAACATAAAGTAAAATTAGATATAGATACAAAAACATTAGATTCAGCTATTAAGAAGCTGGATAAGATGCTTGATTCTCTTGGTAAAGGTACTGGAGATTTTAAACAGTTTGAGAATTTATCAAAAGAATTATCGGAAATTACATTTGAAGTAAAAGATTTTAGCAAGGCATTTGGTAAATTAGATGATTCAGGTGCTAAGACACTACTTTCTTCCATTCAGAGTATTGATAGGTCACTTTCAGAATTGAGTCAACATATTCTCAATGTTAATAAAAACATGGGTAATATGGGGAATAATACAAGTAGTGCTGTTAAGCAAGTAGAGAATATTGGTAATACTGCGGCTGATGCTGTAAAACAAGTAGATAAACTTGCAGATGCTCAGGGTAAACTTGGTAATAAAACGAATATTTCAAAAGAAAGTAAAGAAAGACAAAAAGAAATCGAAGCAGAACAAAAATTAGCTGAATCCAAGAGAAAGTCAAGACAAGATGCTAGATATTCACAAAAATCTTCTGTCGAAAAAGCATTAAAAGATCAGGAAAGTGCTTGGAAAAATATTCAATCCATTCGTGAGAAAATTTCTAAAACATCTGATTCTGCGGAAATCGAAAATCTTCAACAAATTAAAAAAGGATATCAAGAACAATATGTTGAAGCTAATAAGGTATTAAAAGCTAATTCTGATTTATATGATAAGGAATTACAGCGTTCTAAACTTCAACAGATTAAGACTGATACAAATAAGAGAATTGCTGAACCTCAAAATAAAAATGAAGAACAAGCCAGAAATAAAGCTTCTAAATATATAGAATCAGCACAGCAAAGATTAAAGAATGCTATTTCTAAATATGATTATGGTGACACTTCTGAAGCTTCTGCCGAGTTAGAAAAGTTAGGCAAGGCATGGGCTAACTTTGCTACAAAAGACAATCCTAATCCAACATTAGAGCAAGTTGAAGCTCGAATGAAAGAGATTGATAATACTATTGCTTCTATTATTTCTAAGCTCAAGACTGATCATACTTCTAATTTAAAGAAATTAAATGATGAGATCAAGGATGAAGATAAATCTAAAAAGAAGAAAGATTCCGAAAAAAAGAAGAAAACTTCTGATGAAAATGCTACTAAATGGAGTACGTTCAATAATGATTTAAATAAAACCAAGAAATCAGAAGAGCGAAAACTTCAGGGAAAATCTATTAACAAGCAAGCGAAATCTATTGAACAGTTAGAAAAGGAATTAGAAGATTTTCATACTCAAGGAATTATTAGTGAAAAACAGTTTACAGATGCTAATAATAAGATAAATGGTATCAAACAACATCTTCGAGATATGAAGGATGATATCAATAAGAATTTCACTGATAACTTAGATAAATCCGTTGAGAAATATCAGAAAGAACTTGATAAAAGACAAAATAAGCCAGAAAATCAAAATCAAGGAAAACCTTATAAAGATGCACTTAATGAATTCTCTTCTAAACTCAAAGAATTAGAAGCTATTCAAACCAAAATTAGAAATAACAAAGGTTTAGCTACTGAGGAAGATAAAACCAGAGTAGAAGAATTAACTAAGGAAATCGAAAAATATTCAGATGCTTTGAAAAATATGTCTGCTGCTAATAAGGGTTCTACTGAAATTTCTCGACAGAAGGAACTTCAAAAAATTGGAGATTATCTTCAGAGAAATACTAAGATTTCAGAAGAAGCCAAAGCAAAATTAAAAGCTTACATGACTGAGTTAAAGAGTGGAAGTGCCTCCACTAATATTGAGCATATTCATACAGAGTTCCTAAAAATTGCACAAGCTGAACGAGAGGCTGGTAGAGAGGGTAAAAGTTTCTTTAGTGTTATTAAAGAAAAAGTTTTCTATGGAGCTGCTGGTTCTATTGCTTCTTATTTTGGTATTAATGATTTAATTCAGTATGGTAAACAAGGTATTGAGACTGTACGTGAGCTTAATACTGCTCTCACAGAGATGAGAAAAGTTTCTAATGAATCTCTAGGAACATTAAAAGAATACCAGTCAACTACATTTGATACAGCAAATGATGTCGGTACAACAGCAAAACAAATCCAAGATTCCACGGCTGATTACATGCGTTTAGGAGAATCATTACAAGACGCTGCTGAGAGTGCTAAAACAGCAAATGTATTATTAAATGTATCTGAGTTTGATAACATCGGAGATGCAACTAAATCTCTTGTTGCTATGGGTCAGGCATACAAAGATTTAGATAAAATGAGTATTGTAGACAAGCTAAATGAGATCGGCAACAACTATAGTATCTCAACTGATGAATTAGCATCTGGTCTTCAAAAATCTGCTGCTACCCTCTCACTTATGGGAAATACAATTGATGAAGCTGCTGCATTGATTACAACAGCCAATAGTGTAATTCAAGATTCGGATAGTGTCTCAGCAGGTTTAAGAACGATTTCTCTTCGTTTAGTTGGTACAGAAGAATCAGAAAAAGAACTTTCTGCTATGAACGAAGAAGTTGACGCATTTGTTAAATCTACAAATTCTAAAAAGCAACAAATCATTAAAGACTACACTGCTGTAGCTTCTAACAATTATCAAGGTTTTGATATTCTTGATAGTAATGGGAATTATAAAAATACATTTCAAATCCTCCTCGGTATATCCAAAATCTACAAAGAAATTCAGGAACAAGACAAAAAGCTTGGTACAAATCATGCTGTAGCCTTAGTCGAGGAATTAGCAGGTGAACTTTTGCCTGAAGAATGCGAAAGCATTTCTTATAGAACATATTTAACTGCAAGGGCAGCCTAAAATTTCATGCCACAATATAGGGGAAACCACTATATGAAGGATTAAAAAGTTGAAAATGTAACAATGGCTTGTTTGCAACGAAGCACCCTAACGTACCCCGTAGATCATACGGTACTTTAGCCGAGGGTGAACGCTCAACGATCATCCCCATGTCGGGATTTGGAAATATTTTCCAAGGCAACGGAGAATATATAAATAAGGGTGGAAATCCCGAATATCCAAATCATTAGGAGTAGGACGTAATCGCAAATGACGTTGGTGAGAATCCATTAAATCGAAAAGGTATGAACCCTAACGTGGAGTCGAGGGTTTAAAACATGATCTATACTTTATTGAAAAATGAAGAATTTAATTATGCTATAAACAAGGAGTTTTATGAGAAATAAATGGACAAAAGAAGAATTAGATTTTATAAAAAATAATTATAAAAATATGGACGATAAAGCATTATCTGGTTATATTATTAATCATACACCAGATAGTATTGCTGTTAAAAGAAGAAGATTAGGACTAATCAAACCTAAATTGAAACATTCTTTCGAAGATGTACTATTAGCATTTCAAAAAACAAATTACATTTTATTATCTGATGAATCAGATTTTAAAGACACCGCGGCAAATACATTAAAATATATTTGTCCAAAACATAAAAACAAAGGTGTTCAAACAATTAGTTTGGGACATCTTGAAAGTGGTCGTGGTTGTTATTGGTGTGGTCGAGAAGTAACAGAAAACGCACATAAAAATGCGTTAGAAGATTGCAAGATCAAAGAAGATAAAATTCTATGTGAAAGAAAAGGATTTAAATATATTGATAGCAAAATGATCGATGGGAAAGCGAATATAGGTTTTATTTGTCCAAATCATTCTAAAGTTGGTATTCAATATATGACACGTGGAAATATGAAACGTGAAAATATTATTGGCTGTAAATATTGTTTAGATAAAAAGAAATATAAATATTCAAAAGGTGAAAAGAAAATAAAAGATTATTTAGATGCCAATAATTATGTACATATAGATCAATACACATCTTCTGATTGTAGAGATAAAACATATCTCCCATTCGATTTTTATCTTCCAAATAAAAACATAATAATTGAATATGATGGTCAACACCATTTTAAGCCAGTGACATTTAATGGTATATCGAATGAAGAAGCTTTAAAAAATCATAAAGCTACAAAATATCATGATGAACTTAAAAATGAATATTGTAAAAATAATGGCATAAATTTAATTAGAATTCCTTATTGGGAGTTTAAAAATATTGATTTAATATTAAAAGAAAAATTAGCATAATTAATTGATAAGATATTGCGAATCTTATTTACTTAAAAGAAAAACAGATCCAACATTGCATCCGCTATTTTACAAGATCCGACACAACTTGAAGCTGTTAAGAAATCATCTGAAAATGCTCAGGGTTCAGCGGCTAATGAATTAAATTCCTATTTAGATAGTATTGATGGTAAAATGGCACAACTAGAGAACCGTGGACAGGAATTCTGGTTTAAACTTATCGATAGTGATGCTATTAAAAATGGAATTAGCCTATTAACTAACTTAATAAATTTAGCAACAAAGTTTGTTGATACTATTGGTGCGGTTCCGACCTTATTTGCTGGTATATCAACATTCTTTTCTTTAAATAATGTCGGTAGGGATAAAATACATTCCCTCAAAATAAATAATTTAAAAGACCAATTTGCCGACAACATACATAATTTACTTTGGATACAAAGGTTTAGAGTATGTTATCCGTGAAATACACGGTGATAAATAAATAATTGAGACAATGAACGGGGAAGAAGGTACAACGATCTGGTAATGCAGATGTATCACTACTCTTCTACTATGGTGACATAGTAGAATCGTAACAATGTGACGCTCCTTTTATCCGTTAGGACAGATCTCTTTTTGGAGATAAGCCTCAACTGAAGCGACAACTCTCACATCAAGTTATATGCAACGATACTTGATGAATATGCGCTCGGTGTTCCTGACAAAACAGGATAATCTGTGATGGATTATAAAAATGTAGAACTTATCTTCTATGTTTGACCTTTCGTTTCAAAAGGTAGATAAGAATGAAACATACCCTCTTCGTTCAACAAAAACGGAGAATATATAAATGAAGGGACTGATAACAAAGTACCAGTCCCTAAAGGAGAATATATTGAAGAACAAAACTAAAGAATAAATAAGTAGCAAAATTAATGGAGTTTTGGAAGATTTATGTCAGTAGAGAACATTTGAGACAGACATTTGACTTTTTCATCTGACAAATTTTTATTAAAAGTAATTATTAATACGACTAATATCTTTCCAATATAATTTGCAAAATACAAATCAGTCCATAATGTTCCTACACTGTTGATACTCTGTAGAAATAGATCCATTTGAAACTCACCTCCTTTCTTAGTTAGAATTGCAATAATATAAGAAAGGGAATTTTGTTGTCCAGAACGGACAGAATTTATTCACTTTTCTTCAATACGTGTCATATGACACTACCACATGGTAAAATTATACCAAGAATCTTGTCGTGCAACGAACTACACTGTGGTAATGTAGTTACAAAGACTCTGGCATGATTTTACCATAATCAATCAGAAATATAAAGGTGGTAAACTACTTTTATATTTTGTTCTCCAAAATGGGAGAATATATATATACGAAAGGACTGGTAAGAAATACCAGCCCTTCAATAGATGTGACTTGGGAAGTTCTTGCACAAAGGAAGTAAAAACTATGCGTTGAAGACTATTTACTCTTCGTAAAATGTAGCACTTATTTCATAATCTCCGTCACTCAAAGAGATTTGAAAAGTTTCTACGCTTTTGGATAGTAGAGAAAGAGTGATTATCACTACTGTTCCAAGTTTTGCGAATTTCAATCCAAAATTTAGTATTTGGTCAACCATGTTTTCACCTCCTTTCTGTAAGATACTACATTCACAGTCTGGAAATTAAAACGTGGAGAACCCACATGATGTCGTTTCTTCATAGAACTTCAGACTCACTTTCCCCTAATATATCTAGGGATGTGAAATTGACAAGGTACAATGTAGATGACGCAACAGCCGTGGTTGCGTTCACGGCTCATCTACATTATACATTTTACCATAATTCAACATTTTTCAACAGTCGGAACTTCTGTTCTTTGTTGAGAAATATCACATTTTAGAAACAAATAATTTCAATATTTTAAACAAATATATTTACATTTATTTCATATTGTGCTAATCTGAAAATATCAAATTTTGAAAATTATTTTAGGAGGTAACACAATATGGAAGTACATGGTGGAAACAAACTTATAAAGCCTACAGTTAGTAAAGTAAAACGCAAAGTAATTCTGTTAGAGCATAAATTACAGAGAAAAGAATCTGTTTGGAAAACAAAAGAAAAGTCTCTTTTGATTGACTCTCTTCTTAGAGGATATGTTGTTCCACCAATTTATACTATTGTCGATGAAAATGGTCAGTATGTAATTGATGGGGTTCAGAGATTAAGTACATTAAACAGTTTCTATGCAGATGAATTTGCTTTATCTAAAGATTTAAAACCTGTAACAATTGAAGGAACTGAATACGAAATTGCAGGAAAGAAATACAGCAAACTAGATCAGATAGTAAAAGATACACTGGATGGTGCATCACTTGTGATTTATGAAATTAGTAAATATACAGATCTTGAAGTTAGGGAAATGTTTGGAAGACTTAATTCTGGTAAACCTTTAAATGTAGTTCAGAAGCTTCCAGTTATTATGTCAGATGATATGATCGATGTAGTCATGGATCTTAAAAATATGAACTTATTAAGATTTAGATTGACTGAGGCTCAGTTAAAACAGGCTGTAGATATTGCCGTTGCCATTGAGACATTGATGCTTTGTTCTACAGATGATGAACATGATTTTACATCATTTAGTGGTGCAGATAAAAAGAAATTTATTCATTACTATAATGAAAATATTGATCCAGACAAGATTGCATTACTGGAAAGTGGAATGCAGGAACTTGACAAAGGTCTTGAAGAGGGAACAAAGATTCCAAAGACAAGTTTTTCTGTAATACTTTACGCAGCATATAGAGTTAAAAAAGATAATAAAGATTTTGATAAGTTCATTGAAACAGTAAAAGAATTCTTATCAAATTACGATGAGAATACGGAATATAAAAATAATGTTAAAAGTGGAACAAACTCTTCTGCTAGTGTAAGATATAGATTTGATTATTGGAGAGAACTTATTAAAACGCTCTAGTCTTAAATGATGATGTAAATATATTATAGGAGGGCATAACCGCTCTCCTATTTTCTATCCATTTATCATCTTATCTAATGTGTCAATGATAGTCTCTTTACAATTTTGTTGCATTTCAAAATAAAAAAGTGTCACATAATTTATCAATATTTCTGGATCTGCTTTATACTTATTAATATCTGATACAATTTCTATAAACCTATTTTTATTTCTTTCAAGAACTTCATCAGAACATTTATTGACAATTTCAGAAATTTGCTCTCTTGTATACTTTTTCATATTATCCTCCGTAGAAATGTAATATAAGTATTATAACAGATGGTTACACAGTATACAAGATAAAATCAAAATCTTATAAAATATAGGAATAAAAGGAGAATTACTATGAGTGAGAAATTAGATAATGTTTATTTAGAAATTCAACGTAATAAGATGAAATCCGAAGGAGTGAGCAATCCAATCAGGGTAGAATGTTTCGTAGAAGGAATTTACAATACGATAAAGGACTTTGGTTTTTCGGTGATTGAGTTTGAAACTATTGTAAATGAGCTGTTAAAAAAAGTAGCCATTGATAAAAGACTGGTTTTAAAAACTCCGCTTACAAAACTTGATAAATATAAAGGAGAAGAGGGCAAGTAGCCCTCTTTAATCATCATTTAATACAGTTTCAAAATGTAACAATGCTTCTTCGTAAAATCTCTTATAATGATATGCATATTCAGCAGCATTCTTTTGATATACATCTGATACTTTTAAAGATACATTATTAGGGATTTGTTCTTTATCAATTTCACCAATAGCTGCTTGGGTTAAAATAGTTGCTACATTATGAGCTGCCAGTTCATTATCAAAATTAATTTTAGACATAATTCTTCTCCTTTGTAATAATTTAATAACATTATTATAACACAATAAATTATAATCGAGAAGAATAATTAGGAATAAAAGGAGAAATAAACTATGGAAAATAAAAAAATGTTACACACTTATTATAATGAAGATACTTATGTTTTAATCGACAGAGAAAAGTGCGAAAGACTTGAAAAAGAGATTGAAAATCTTTTAGTAGAAAATAAATTATCTCTTCTTAAATCTCGCGCACTTTTATATGAGGTTTATTCTAATCTGATGAAAAGACCTTTATAATTCATCTTTATCTCCACCTAAAAAACCTATTTTACGTTTAGGTATTTCTGGAGCAGTTTTTGGAACAACCATTAAAAGAAAATTTAATTGGTGTACATGTTGTACCAGCTCTAGTGGTTTTCCAGAGGTATCTGTTCCATGAAAACAAATTAAATTACTTCCAATACTACCAATATCATTAACTAATATGGTAATGTTCTGATTAAATTGAACAAGAGACATAGCTACATCTTCAGTATTAGGAAGTTTAGCTTGATAATCTTTAATTTCTTCATACAAATAATAAGCGACTTGTGGAGCGCTACTATCAAGTTCCATTTTTGAAGCGTTTACTTCAATTTGTCTATCTTTGGTATTCTGTCTAAGAATTTTTTGAATTTCTGGGGATGGTCCAATATACATATCAATCACTTCTCCTTTGTAATATATTCTGATAAATCAATTCTATCATAATAGTTTGCAAAGGAGAAGTCGGAACATATGTTTATTGTCAGAAACATCCTAAAACATCATCCCACAATTCTTACATTCAAAAGTCTTACCAATCTTCTTACTGAACAGCCCAAATAATCCAACTGATGTGGCACGTTCTACACTACCAATTTTCTTTACATTTAAGCTACCACACGCAGGACACTTCGGTAAATTCTGTCCACCATTTTTAAATGCTAATTTAGGATCTGCTCCTGCGCGGATAGCTTCATGTGCGTTAAGCATCCGATTATATTCTTGGCTACGTTTTTTCTGGATATATGGTCTTTTATCAAACAACTCTTGATCAAACTCTGGAGAAGTCTTAACACATTCTTCGATGAATTTATCCTCCATGTCATCACCAAAGAAATCATACTTTATATCTTCATCTTCTTCTTCCAAATCGAGATATTGTTTGGGAACAGGATACATTTTTGATTTACATATATCACAAGTTTCTGTATCATCATTGTTACCCATATAAACTCTACCACATTTTTTACAATACATTAACATATTCTCCGCCTCCAGTTTTTGATAATTATACCATCGTAATTAATAATAAACAAGCTTCAAACACTTGTTCATAATATAATAATACATGATATTTAGGTCTTTTAACAACGATGATGGCTTTTTATCTAAAATTGGCATTTATAAAAAATCATTCAAAGAAATTGGAGAAGCGTTTAAAAACGCTTTTAATACATCTGTAACAGGTTTTGCCGATGATACAATTTGGGGAGAGCGTAAAGATAAAGGATTTATTGAAAATTTAAAAAGAAATTTAATTTCTCCTATTGAGGAAGAAATGGATTTATATGATAAATTAATTGTTAAGAAAAAGGATATTGAACCATTCTTAACAGATTTGTCAATTTTTGATGGATATGATGATAAAGCGGCTACCAAAGACTTTAAAAAGATAAAACAACATCGAAATGAAGTAAATAAAAAGAAAGCGACATGGGATGATTACTTTTCAAAATTAAAACCAAATCAGAAATGGCAAAAAAAATTAATTACCGAAACAGATGGTGATATTTCTAATATCAATCAATTAAAAGAAGCCCAAGCTGGTGCAGCTCAAGCAGCCGCAGATCACAATCTTCAGTTAAAGAATTTAACTTTGAGTGCCAAAGCAGGTAAAGTTGCGTTAGGTGCTTTAAAGATGGTTGGTAATGCGGCTCTCATGGCTGGTGTTACAATGGCTATTTCTTTTGTTGTAAAACAGTTTGATAACTATATCAATAGAATTAAATATGCAAAAGAAGCTCTTGAGGAATCAAAGGCTGCATATGATAATACAGGAAAAGAAATTGACGATCTTAATACTCGGCTTCAAGACTGTAATAAGCAAATTCAAGAGCTAGAGAGTACGCAAGGTATTAGTCTTATTGATAATGCGGAATACAATAAATTAAAAGATACTCGTTCCGAATTAGAAACTATGCTTCAAATTAAACAGGCTGAACAGAAAATTGAAGCTAGAGAGCAGATGGATAATGCTGCTAAGTTATATAATTCTGGTTTCAAAACTGTTAAGACCGAAAAAACTGACATGGGTTATGTACATAATAAACAGGTTACACCTGATATAGCCATGTCAGATGCTATTGACGATTATAATCAGAAATTAGCCAAAAATAAATCTTTAAAAGAAGAACTTGTATCTGTTTCAGAAAAAATCAATAATACAACTGATACATCTTCCAGAGAGTATAAGAAGCTTATTATTCAGCAAAGCAAGGTAAATCAGGAAATTACCAAAAATGAAAAAGAATTAACAAAATCACAAAAAAATATTGTAGATTTACATAATTCAATCAACGATATTAAAGTAGGCATGGATGATTATACATCTGCTGGTTATGCCTTAAATGATTCTCAACAGCAAATGTATAACGCTATTTCTGGAAGCGTAGAGGCTTATGCTGCATGGGCTAAATCTCTCAACGAGGCTACAGATGCAGAACAAAATGCAGCTAATGGTTCTTCTGCTGTCGCAAATTCATTTACTAACAGCACTGAGCAAATGAAGACATTAAAAGAGACTGTCGATGATGTTGTTTCTTCTTATAAATCTTTAGATGCTGCTATCCTAGCTCAACAAACAGGTCAATCTATTAATCTAACAGATGATTTATCTGCTTATGCCAGTTGTTTAGAATATACAAATGGAGTGATGCAACTTAATTCAGAAAAGGCTAAAGCGTTAGCTCAGTCTAAAGCTGAAGAACAGATTGCAACTATCGAATCCACGGAAGCACAAGAACGTTATCAGTATTCTATTAACGCTTCCAAGATTGATGAATACACCGCTGCTCTCGATGGGAAAAATAAAGTTGTTCTTAACGGAAAAGAAATTACTTCTGAAATGGTTCAGGCATTAAAACAAGATAATGAACAAATCGTTTTAAATGCTAAGAATTATCAGCTGATGACTTCTCAGATTAGGGAAGCCACAGGTACATATCAGGCTTGGTTAGATGCTCAAAATGCTCCTACTCAAGGAACAATGTTTACTGATGCTGGAAATGCTATTGAACTCATCATGGAGTCATTAAAGAATGGTAAAGTTGGTACAGATGCATATAAATCTGCATTAGGATTTTTAGTTCCTGATTCCATAGATTCAGAAGACAAAGAAGCCATTTCAAAATATCTCAAAACGTTACAAAGATATTTTGCTGATAATGGTTCTGGTGTTAATAATTTCATTGCTGATGCTATTCAGAAAGGTTTAATGACAAAAACTGAAGATGGTGCTGATATTGTCAAAGGCACAAGGATTGATGATTTTGTAGAGAAATTAAATCTTACAGAAGAAGCAGTTCGTGCAATCTTCGGAGAAGCAGAAACATATGGTTCAAAATTCAATTGGAATTTAGATGGTTTAAACAGTTTAGATGATGCTCTTTTTGAAGCACAGACCAAATATGATGAACTAAGAAATGACTTTGAGCAGAATGGTTTAACCATAGAAGTAAATCAGGATGATATCAATAATGCCAAAAAAGCTCTTGAACAATTAAGTGAGTATGGTAATGTTAATTTAACAAATCGTCAAAAGGTTTCCGGGAAAACCATGCGTGATAAAGGTTGGACTGATTTCAATGATGATGATGTTGCTACTACATACACAATGTCTGATTTTGTTTGGCAAGGTGATGAAGACACAGGAAAATATGTATATGTTCATTATACTCCGATTCTTCCAGATGGCTCTGTATTATCTCCTGATGAGTTGTCAAAGTATATTGACGAAACCTTAAATGGTACAAAAAATATTTTGGAAACTGATTCAGATAATAAGAGAATTGTCATGAAAGTTGATGACGGTATTTCTCACGAAGATTCTGTTAATTATAAACAGACGGGAGAGATGTCATCTGTAATGAATCGTATCGTTCAACAAGGTAATTCTTGGGATGAGAAAGTTCATGAATATCAGGCAACATTTTATAATCTTGTGGATCAGGATTTACAGAAATTAAATGACGAGTATGGTCAGACCAGCAAACAGTTTAAAGATTTAGCAAAACAACGCGCAGATATGTTCTCCGAATCATATTCTGGAGATGAATTTCAGAGTTTAAAAGATGAATATGATTTAGTAAATAAAGCATCTCAGTTAAGATCCTTATTAAATAAAGGCATTGTTAATGGAGACGCGAAATCTTATGAAGAACTATCTAAGCAATATGAAGTATTAAGGAAAGAGCTTTCTCAAACATATGGAGTAGATATTGAAGCTGATGGAGCAGCACAAGTATTACAGGATCTTCAGCAGCAAATGATTACCCTTTCTGGTTTGAGTTCTTTTAATGTTAATATTATTGCAGATCAGGCAAAACAAGAACTCCAAAATTTACAGAACGATCTTCAAGAATTAGAAAATAAACTTAAAAAAGTTGAAAATTCTTTATCATCTGCTGATGGTGACAAGTATTTGAGTTTATCGTCAGAAAAAGAACAACTAGAAAAACAAATCGCTGAGAAGAAATCTCAAATTAAAGGTAAAGAAGAAGAAATTGATTGGATTACTACACTTAAAGTCAAATTAGATGAGAGTGTAAAAGAAGCTCAAGATAAAAAAGATGAGTTAAGTAAAGACCAAGAATTTAAGGTAACAGCCAATACAGAACAGGCAATAGAAAAGATTAATGAATTAAAAGATTTATTGAATGGACTTTCTACTAATCTTGATATTGGTGATCCTTTACCTGTATCAACAAATCCATCTGGTTCAACTTCTACGTCTAAAACCACTAAAACCAACGGTCGAACTAAAAGTTATAGTAAAAATGGTCCCGCCGCTGCATCTGGCACAAAAGGGGAAACGGTTAAAACAGAAACAGCTTTAATTGGTGAACTTGGTCCAGAAATTGTTGTTGATCCTAAGACCGGCTCTTGGCGTACATATGGTGATAATGGTGCTGAATTTGCTTCTATTCCGAAAGGTTCTATTGTTTTTGATGCTAATAAATCGAAAGAACTTCTTGAACGTGGATTTGTTAATGGGCGTGGAATTGCATATGCATCTGGTACAGCTTATGGGAAAACTGATACTAATCCAAATTCAGTAAGTGGTTCTTTTGTAAATGCTCCTGTGTACGGAGAAAGTAGATTTGATGAAAAAGCCAAAGAACTTGGCAAGACCGCTGACAAAGCTTCCAAAGCTACGGATAAACTTGCCAAGTCTACTAAAGACGCTACAGAAGCAGAAGGTAATCTAGTAGATTGGATTGAACGTAGAATTACCCTATTAGACAATCAAGCATCTCTTCTATCCAAGAAATCATCTAGTGCATACCTCTCCTATTTTGGAATGACTGAAGAGCAATTTAAGTCTATCAGTGAATTAATGTCAGATCCTACCAATGTTGAAAACTATACAGAAGGTATTCGACAGTTAGGTGAGATTTCAAAGAATACTGGTAAATCTATGGATGAGCTTCAGGCTACTATCACAAGTGGTAAATTTGAAGAATCTCGTCTTAGTGCTAATGCTTCTCAGTTAAAAATCAACGATGAGAAAATCCAAACTTTAAGAAGTGCTATTGAACAGTATCAAGCCAAGTATGAAGGATATATGGCTAAGATACCACAAGAGTATCGTGATAAAATTGAAAGTGGTGCTTTAACCTTAGAGAATTTCGCACAGGAAACTTCTAAGGATAGTAATGCTAAACAAGGTTCATCTTTATATGATAATATCCAGAAAGGTATTGAATACTACGACAAAGTTAAATCCTCTGAAAGTAGTCTATTTGACGCACAAGAAGAACATTATAAAATCCTTGAAGAAAAGCACAACAACTATATAGGTAAGCTCGAAAAAGAAAATACTCTTCTACAGACACAAGCTAGTCTTACCCAAAAAGGTATCGATTTAGCAAAAGCTTCTGGTCATATTGTTAGTGCTGATTCTTATGAAAGTCTGATTTCAAATAATAAGCTTCAACAGAATAATATGAGGAATCAGATTAATGGTAAGATTGCTAAACTTAAAGAACTCGATCCAAAAGAAGATACAGAAAAATATCTCGAATTGGAAAATGAGATCGAGTCAGCAAGAGTAAGTCTTAAAGATCTTAAACTAGAGCAAGCAAATCTCAATAAAGAATTAAAAGAAATGCCTATTACAAATATGACAACCGTCATTAATATGTATAAGGATATTTCTACTGCTATTCAGAACTGGGGTGCTGAATTAGAAGCATCTGGTACTGCTCTTACAGCAGATTATTACCAAGAACTTATCAAGAATGGTTCTACCATCATCAGTGAGTATAAAGAACAGGCTGGAATTATTAAAGATGTTATGGATACTTACGATGTTGGTTCTGATAACTGGAATGAGTTATACAGTCAGCTTCAGAATGTCAATGGCGAAATGTCCAGTATGATTCAAAATCTGAAAAAGTGGAATGAAGAATTACTCCAACTCCCATTGACTAAGATTAGCAATTATTCTTCTGATTTGAATACAGTCAAAGATGCTCTATCTTCTTTACAGGATGATTATACAACCGTCATTAGTGCTGTTACAGGTGCTATTGACGATGAGACAAAAGCCATCCAAGACCAGCAAAAAGAGTTCCAGAAGAACATTGAGAAACAGAAAGACGCTATTCAAGATAAGATTGATCTGTTGGATAAGCAGAACACGAAGCTTCAGCTTCAGAATCAGCTAGAGCAGTCATTATATGATTTACAGATCGCCAATACACAAAAGACGCAAAAAATCATAAGAAATGGCGAGGAAATTTATGTTACTGATGCTGACAAAATTCGTGAAGCACAGAAAGCATATCAAGATGCTCAATATTCTAAAACCAAAAACGATCTCCAAGAACAGTTAGATGCACTGAACGACCAGTTAGATGATTACAACGATAAGGTCGATGAACAACTTGAAGCACTTGACAAAATCAAAGAAAAGTGGTCTGAGATTGCAGAGAATGTAACCAAGGCTCAGAATGCTACTTTTGCTACTGATTATCTTGGTGCAGGATGGAAAGATAAGGTTTTGTCTGGTAATGATGCAGATATTTATAATGCATTCAAGAATCAGTATGAACAGAATGCATCTCAGCTCAAAGCATATGAGGATCAGATTCAATCTACAGAGAGAATCTATAATCTTCTGAATAGTTATATTGAAGCGTATAAGGCTGGTACTATTACAGCGAATGAAGCACAGACACAGATTCAAGGACTTTTAAATCAACTTAATAAAGGTCTAATTTCTGCTGATGCTAATCTTATGAATGTCCTTCAATACAGCAAAGATATAACAGGTGCTTCTGGTAGCAGCGCAGAACAAGTTCTTGCTGGTATTAAAGCTGATTTGAAAACATCTGGAGATAATCTCATTACTTCTTTAAAACAGTATGAAGAAAATTCCAAATTAATTGGAGAACAGACTACCAGTTGGCAACAACTTACAAAAGATGTATCTGAGATGTTGAGCGTTCTAAAAGATGTTAAGAAAGCACTAAAAGAATCTGAACGTGATGATGATGACGAAGATGAGGATGACGATTCTAGTTCCAAAAAGAAACATCATAGTAAATCTGATGGACCTGGAAAGAGCGCTTGGTCTAATAAGGACGAAAACAATGGACCCGGTGCAGAAATTAATCGTAAGAAAGCTGGCATCGCTCACAGTGGTTTGGAAGCTGGTGTGGTTGGTTCTGGTGTTGCCAATGACGATGAAGCTTGGATGAAACTTATGGGGCTTAAAGAGTTAGATCCTAATGAGTATCCATATATTCTCAAGGCTGGTGAACAGATTGTAAACGATGAACAACGCAGAACTCTAATGTCTAATTTTAATAATGCATATTCTTCTGCTTATGCTGATGGAATCAAACGTGGTATTTCTGCAATGTCATCTCTTGGAACACAGGTTAATAATGCTGTGAGCAACGTGAAAGTTAATATTGAAAAAATTATGATGAATAATGTCCAAGATCCAGATGGATTTGCCAAGGCTTTATATAATAATCTCGAATTAACTATGGCACAGCAACGCTCTAAGTTTAAATTCTAATTTTTGTGACAGCTCTGTTTATAACAGGGCTGTCACATTTTATGTTGGAGGTTTATTTTTATGAACTACCAAGAAGTAATTAAAAGTATTACCACTACTATATTCTCTCAAGTTCAATCTTTAATAAAAGAGGCTCCTTTTGATAAAACATTTAGAGCCAGAATTTTGAAGAAAATAAGTGATGGTAAATATCAAATCGAATATAAAGGTGGTAAATATACAGCTAAAAGTTCTCAATCTTATAATGAGAATGATATAGTTTATGTATGTGCGCCTATGAATAAATGGGAAGAATTATTTATTCTTCCAGTATAAAAAATTATAAATGAAAGGATGGTTTCATTCTTATGTCTATTTATCATAACGGGCAGAAAGTCGCTGGGTATACAAGTGGACGAAATTCTGCAATTTTAAGCAATGTTACTCTCCTGCCGGGGGAATTTAAAACGCAGGAAGATGGAACATATATATGTACACTTGATAATACTCTTGTTTTAGATGAAAGTATCGTGGATGTATACTTTGCATCAAGTAGTCAAAAGGTAGGAAGTAAGGCAAATATCTGGGTGTCTTCTGCTGCTGGCAAGATTTATTTTCATGCGAAAAAGGTTCCAACACAAGGGTTGATCGCAGAAACCATTCGTATTGTGAATCCATCTCAGGATGATTCATATAATTCAGATCAAAGTGCTGCTATTACTGGATTACAACAGCCAGTCTTTGAAGATTATAATGGAATTTATCCTGCTACTACAGATACAAATCATACAGATGTAGATACTTCTAAATTACCAAATTATACAGAAACCCCTGAAAATGATGAACCTCTCAATTATATTATTCCCTCTCTTGGAAAAGTAAAATCAAAAAATCCATTGGCAACTGTACTTGAAGGTGTCAAAGGAGCATTGAGTTGGAGCGCATTTTTGATTAGTAATTTGAAAGCTAATGTGACAAAATTACAGACTGATTTGACCAAGTTACAGACTGATTTAACTTCCCATATTTCAGATTATGAGAACATCAAATACAACTACGTTAATGAGAATGATTATGCTGCATATGGGTGGAGTGAGACAGGTATTACACTAACCCCTCGTACATGGACACCAATCCCCCTCTCAACTACAGGTGGCACAAATATAGAAATTTCTGATGGAAAAATGAAAATCAAAAAACGTGGTACATATTTAGTTAATGTATTTTTCCATGTAAAAAATACAGTTAATGGAACACCATATTATGATTTGGGTATATTTAAAAATGATATTCAATGGAATAATATAATTGTAAATAATTCTCGTGGCGGCGGTCTAGGATTTATAACCAGATATAATTTTACATGTGTAATATGGTTGGATGTAGGTGATTTATTACAACCTAAAGTTTATTCTGACTTAGCAGATGCTTTATTATCTTCTTCATTAGATGTAATAATGCTTAAAAATTGGTAATACGGATAAACTATTTCAGATTATGAAAACTTGATTGAAACTAAGGTCGATAAGCGATGCCCTTTACCATCAAACACTGATTTTAATACTGTTTTAACCAGTGGATTTTACAGATTAAGTAATACAACACAAGGTACGAATGCTCCACCAGACGGATCATGGGGACAAATGCTTGTAATATCTGGAGGTGGAGACACAATAACACAGATTGTATTCAGTTATAATACTTCCGAGCGTTTTAATCTAAGGAGTGGGGTTTGCAAAGCCCTTGGTGGAAGTAAAGATTCATGGACAGCATGGAAAGTTTTTAAATCTGCTTAATTATTTGAACTGCACCCACGAAGTCCACGAACCTGCATTAATCCTATGTCTTTCCCAAAAATTTCCGCTTGTGTTAATAAAAATGTGCCAAATCCAATTATTTGTGCCATTGTAAGTATAACCATCACTAACGGTTACAAATAAAACCCCGTAACAGTAACCGTTATAAGGATTTCCTTTACTTGTTCCTGCATTACTTGAGACATTATATCTTCCTTGTGTAAGATATGTATCAAATCCAAAGTTGCCGGAGATGTAACCCTCAAGACGTTTATCATATGACGATTTCACAGAATCTAATGACGATTTCACAGAATCATATGATTTAGAGAGTTCTGATGCTTTGTTCCGATAATCTGAATTTTACACACAAAATTTTATAAAAAGGAGGTGTTAAATTGTATGCCGTAATACATCCCATTGAGCCTTTTGACGCATCAAAAGGGACAATTATTAATTTTACATGGAAAGGCAATCAGATTCGTCAAGTCCATTGTATTATTAAGAAAAATGAAACTGGTGAGACAGTTTATGATATGACTGATACTAACCAAATGAAGCAAGAATTTAATATGATTGACACAAATAAACCAGATTTATCTCCTACTAGCAAGTTAGTTAATGGAGAATATTATATTGCATATATTACAGTAATTGATAGTGATGGTGTAGAATCAGAAACTCAGGCTATTGGCACTCCTTTTTATTGTTTCAGTGAACCAGATTTTAAATTATCACTTAATGATTCAGATATTGTAAGAGCATCTACATATGAAATCAATGTTTCATATGCACAGTCAGAAAACGAAGATTTGAACACATACAATATAAAATTGTACAATTACAGTATGCAATTATTACAAGATTCTGGAGAAATTGCTAGTGATGTAAATTCTATGAAATATGTAATATCAAAATTGGAGAATGGTAAGGAATATTATGTTCGTGCGACAGGGAAAACTGTTCACGGAATGGAAATAGATACAGGATTTATTTTATTTTCTGTACAATATATTCAGGCACAAGTATTCTCTCCTTTGGAAGTGAATAACATGGCTGATATTGGAGCAATTGAAGTTAAATCAAATATTATTTCTACGAATGCTACATCAGAAAAAGATGTGGAGTATATTGATGGAGATAAAATTGATTTAAGAAATAATTCTATCACATATGATATTGGTTTTGAAGTAGCTGGAGATCATAGTGATATATATCTTTTTGAAAAACCTAATCTAAATACCTCTATTGTCCATTTTACAGGAGAAAAAACATCAGCAGATGTAATTTATAGAGAAGGCTCATATTCTAATTCTGATGGTTATAAATCATATTTTGAATTACAAGTAGAGACAGGTGGGCGGATTTATACAATTTATAGTAATTATGTAAAAGTCCCAACAGACAATCAACAGTTTTCGTTATTGGTTACAAGAGAATCAAATTTATATAATATTAAAGTTGTTTTAGTAGATAAAAAGGAGGTAATTGAATGATTTTAGGAAGAACTTGCACTGGCGAACCATCTACCCTACTCAATTCTCTCCCAGCTACAGATGATATTGGAACATTAACATTATCAAATGCTATTCATGATGAGACATATGTGACTGTAGCTGTAATAAATGTATCAGATTTTACAGGTAAAATTCCTTCTCAATGGACATTTGATACGAGACTTCATTCAGTTTACAAAGGCGATTTATATGGTGGAAATGTAAGTTTTACTGAAAGTATTGTCGAATCTGTAAGAATCAAAAAGAGAACATCCAAAGATTCTAAATTCCAAACCATTTATGAAAAAGATATAAAAACCAATAAGGATTTTGAAATTCATTTTATTGATTATTTAGAACCAACTGGTGAGATTGAATATGCGTATGTTCCTGTTATTTCTGGCGGCGAAAACAAATATATCACAAATGAAGTAAAATCAGATTTTAATAATTTCTTTATGGTAGAACGTGGAGCTTCATATCCTCTTGTTATGGATATGAAATTTGATAGAACATTAAATCAACAAGTAAACGTAGTTGAAACATGGGGAAGGCAACGACCAGTAATTATACGAAATGGAAACCTCAAGTATTATTCTGGAGATATTGAATGTATTTTTGTTGAACTTAAAGATTGTGAATGGGATTGGGAAAATAGTTGGGATTTTAGAAATCAATTAAATGAATTTTTATCAAATGGTATGCCAAAAATATTAAAAGATCCTAACGGTAATATTTATATGATTGGTATCACCTCTTCTATCTCTGAATCCACAGATAATTATAATAACATTACAACTAAGTTCAGTGTAACAGAATGTGGAGATGCTTATTATGTTGGAGATCTCGCAGATAACGGTTTCATTGATTCAGAAGTAGATCGGTAGGTGATTTTATGTCTTATATAGTAACACAAGCCGATCTTAATTTGTTAAAACAGGGTGAACAAAATATTTACATTAAAGTAGAGTTACTTAGTAGTAATTTTAAAGTATTAGATATAATAACAGGTAATGTAATAGATGATACATATTCTGTTGATTCTGAAAGTATGCAAAGGCGCAGTTATAAAGTTACTCTTGTTGTGACAGATAGCACATTCCAAATAGGTAAAGATAAAAAAATATGGTTAGATAAAAGACTTCGTGTAAGTTATGGTATCTATTCTTTACGAGAAAAGAAAATCATTTGGTATCAATTAGGTATTTTTGTCTACTCTTCTGTCAATTATTCTTATAGCGCATCTGATAAAACCTTATCTTTAACCTGTCCTGATTTAATGGCTTTGTATGATGGTACATTAGGTGGAGAACTGAGTGGATATGGTTCATCTCATATGGGTGACGATACACAAAACATTACTGCTCATGGTCTTTTAATTCCTGCTGGTGAAGATATGAGAAAGTCAATTATTGCTACATTGAAAGCTGCTAATATTGAAAATTACGTAGTTGAAGAAATGAATAAAGAAATTCCTTATGATTTGGAATTTGACACAGGTGTTACATATTCTCAAGTGTGGGAAAAGATTCGAGATTTATACGATTCATGGGAGTTCTTTTTTGATATAGATGGAACATTTATTTGGAGAAAAATACCTACATGTTTAGATGATCCAGTTGTATTAGATAATACTATCATGCAGAGCATTGTTTCTGAAAGTGAGACTGTGGATGTAGATTTCACAAATGTATATAATGTTACAGAAGTTTGGGGAAAAGTTCTTGAATTAAGTAATAGTGATAGATATGCAGAAACTTCTACTTATGTAGATAATGTCTATAATATAACGCTGGAAAATCTTGAAAAATGGAGTGACCTTGATAATCTCACTCAAATAGGTATCAAAATTTGTTCTAACAATCTAGCATCTCCTAAATTTGTTATAAATAAAAAAATGGATAGTGGAATTACACCTCTTGGAGATCCTATCCCTATTTATGATGGAGATCAAAAAGAACTAACGGCAGACACTTTAAAAGCAGATACAATTTATGTTTTTAGATATAGAAGACTTAATGCTATTGACGCTGAAACATTAGAGGCTGGCTTATTTTTATTAGGTCAATATCAATGTCATGGATTATATAAAGAAACATCAAAAGAATGTCCATTTAGTATTCCCAATTTAGGATATGAAGTAAAAAAATCTGTAGATTATTCTAATCTTTCAGATGATGCAGCTTGTTTTAATCAGGCTGAATATCTTACTTATACTACTACTGCTATGATGGACACAGTAAATCTTACTACTCTCGTAATTCCGTGGTTAGATGTAAATATGAAAATAGAATATAAACCTCATAATCTAGGAAAAGATGATCCTGCAAATCAATATATCGTAAAATCATTTAGTTGGTCTGTCGGTAATGGAACTATGAGTTTAGTCCTATATAAATTCCTAGAGGATTTTTCATTTGTTTGGAAACGGAAATACAATAATACACGTTAGGAGGAATAATTTAATGAGTTATAATGAAAAAACTCAACAATATGATGAATATCCTCGTAGTCAATTTCCGGGAAAAGTAGATGACTGGGCTAATAAACAAGATGTTCCAGTTACTATACGTCCTATTTTGGCTCAATATCAGACGGCATGGGATAACATGGATGTTAATACGATGGATACATTAAAAAGTAAATATCCATCAATTTTAACATATATATTTGGTGCTGTGGATATCAATCAATTACAAGATGGTGTTAAAGCCACACAGCAATTTTTTAAGGATGATGTTAAGACTTATCTTACAAAGATCGGACAATATCAAGTAGGTCTTAATGATGCTCCTAATGAAGAAGAAAAAGCCAATACTGCTTATTCTTCTAAAAAAACAGACGAACTTACAGGTATTACGGTTGGAGAAGATATTTCTATTCCATCTGTCGATTGGAAGCCTATAGAACGTACTGACGGTTTTAAATATCAGTGGACTTATACAAATGAAAAAGTCAAGAACACCGACAGGGTTATGACATGGTTTGACAATCCAAGTATTATTCCTGCGTCAAAAGCAACTGTTGCAATTGATGATAATAGCACTGACGGAACAATCTCATTCATTTCTGTAAAAATTCCTAAAAAAGATTTAACAATAAAATTAATTAAAATATATAGAGAACAATAGAAAGGGGTGATAAAATGTTTCGAGTTTTAATTAGAAGTGATAATACTACTATTGTCACTGAAAATCAGAGAATTATGCAAAATTCCAAACTGGTTGACACTTTAGAAATTGTTGTAGATAAAGAATACAACGGATTAAGTATGGCAGAATGCACAGCTTATTTGGAGTATTTAACTCCTATCAATCACAAGATAGGACAGGTTGTACTGGAAATTGCTGATGAAAATTATGAAAATGATTATCTGTTATACAAAATGAAAATTGATACAAATCTAACAAATGAAGTTGGACAAGTTCAGTTCAGAGTTCATTTTATTCAGGTTGAAATGAATGAAGAAGGAAAAGTAACTACTCCTGTTAGACAGACTGATTCATTCATTATGACTGTTATTCCAATTTCTGATTGGATGACTTTACCTGACAATTTATTAAGTGGTCTTGATCAAAGATTGATTGTAATGCAACAAACAAACAAAGCAATGGCTGACTTACAGAATACTCTAGCAGAGGATAAATTGGATGACATTAAACTTGATGCAGAGGCTGGTACTTTGTATGGTACATCTAGTGGTGTGAGAAAAGGAACTGGTGTTAAAATTAGCGATCTCGGTGATGCGATAGCAAACGACACTAAAGATGGTATGGTTGTTATTAATACATACGATGTAAAAGACGAAGAATAATATTGTATAACAATAAATTGAAAGGAGAATCAATGGCTTTATCTTTTGGCGAGTCAATTAAAAAGACTCAGATGAAGTCATCTGTCGCTGCTGCTCCGACTAATCTGAGCACTTTTAGTACAGATGATGTCCAACCTATTGTTATGGAACAAGAAGATGTTTCGTTTGTTCGTAACAACAATTATGTGTGGTACAATAACTACACTGATGAGAAATTGTCCTACATTGACGAGGGGAAAAATATCTCTGTAGACAGTTCTCAGATTAATATTTCTCAAGAGGAAAATTCACAGTTCATTCCTTTTGAGATGAATCGTTTTTATGATGGAATTGACTTAAAAGATATGCTGATTCAAATCCATTATATTAATCAAAATAATGAAGAAGATTTTGATAATGTGGTGAATTGTGAATATAGCAAGGATAAGATTCGTTTTGCTTGGTTGATCGATCGTGGTGTTACATATTTATCAGGTGAAGTCACATTTGAAATCCGTGCCACAGGTACAAATGAGATGGGTGATAATTATTGCTGGATTTCTAAACCAAATGGCAAGTTGAATGTTCTTGCTTCTTTATCTGGTAAGGGAGTAATTAAACCTGCTGCTGATTGGTATACAGGATTTGTTAATACTATGAATAGCAAAATTAATGAAGCCGCATCTTATGCTAATCAAGCTGCTACAGCCGCAACCAAAGCAGAGGAAGCAGCAAAGACAATAGAGGTAAATATTGGTAATGTGACGAATACCGTTAACAGTAATGTAATGGCTGCTGTTACAAAAAAGCTTGCTACATACTATAATAAAACGGAAGTTGACAATCTAATTTCTAATATTGATGTAACAGATCAGTTACAGGATGTATATAATAAGATTGACGATATTGATGGACTTGCCAAATTCAAAGTAGAATATACAGAAGCCACCTCTACTCTCTCATTCTATAATGGTGAAGAAAAAATCAAGGATATTATCCTTAATACAAATCCTACTGTTGAATGGACTACGGCTTATAATCAAACAGTTGATAATAAGATTTCCAGTGCAGTAAATCCAATCTCAGAAGCTCTTAACTCTTATAAAAAATCTAACGACTCTGCTGTTTCAGTTCTTAATGAGAAAATTGGTAATATCCCAGAATCTTTACAAACTGATTATTATAAAAAGACAGATATTGATAATCTTCTAAAAGAAAAAGCATTGGCTACTGATGTTGCGAATCTTACTTCATCTGTAAATGCGATGGAGCAGACAGTAAATACAAATAAAAAGAATATAACCACTTTATCTGATAAGGTTGCTGGGTTTGAAGATAAATTATCTGGATTAAATAAGAATGATACTAGCAAAACCTATGATGCTACTTATGAAGACAGCACATATACTCTTTGGGAAATTGAGCATGAGGGTGAAAATGATAAAGAAGTTCGTACTGCTAAATCTCAATTTAAAATTGTAGGTGGTTCAGGTGGTGGAACAACTTCAACCCTAAAGATTGAATATGTCACTAAATCTCCTGTTGTTATAACAACCGAAGGAAAAGCACTCATCAAATATAATTTCTCAGGTATCGACTCTTCTGGTGATCAAGTAACTGAAGGTTCTTATACTTGGAAAATTGGTAGTAAAACTATCGCAACTGGTACTGCTATTAGTGGAGAAAATACATTCGATGCAACTCAATATATATCATTAGGTACACAGAAATTATTACTTAGTATTGTCGATGATGCTGGTACTCTTGTGACGAAATCATGGACTGTGCAGATGGTTGATATTCGCATTGAATCATCTTTTAATGATAAACTAACTTATAATATTGGAACGGTTGCATTTGATTACACTCCTTACGGAGCTATTCAGAAGACAGTACATTTCTTATTAGATGGCAGAGAAATTTATACAGTAAATACTACTTCTTCTGGTATTCCAATGGCTTACAATATCTCATCTCAAGAACATGGTTCACATCTTGTAGAAGTATATACTACTGCTGAAATTAATGGAGAAACCATTGAGTCGAATCATATTAAGAAAGATGTTATTTGGTATGATCCCACTAACAATAAACCTGTTATTGGATGTATCCAGCAGACAGCCTCAGTTCAGCAGTATGATACAGTAAATATTGAATATACTGTTTATGATTCAACAACAGAAAGTCCTGTTGTAACATTGGCAGTTGACGGTAAAGTGGTATCTACTCTTACATTAGATTCTCATACACAGATCTGGCAATATAAGCCAACAGAAGTTGGTTCTCATGTATTAACTATTACATGTAGAGATACCGTAAAAACAATTAATGTTACTGTCTCTAAATTAGATATTAATGTGGAACCTGTTACAGCAGGATTACAATTTGATTTCAATCCAATCGGAAGGTCTAATAATGATTCCAATAGATTATGGACTGATGAAACAAATTCAGATGTGAAAATAACTGTTTCTGAGAACTTTGACTGGTCTAATGGTGGTTATCAATTAGATGAAAATGGTGATCAATATTTTGGAATCAAAGCTGGTACAAAAGCAGTTATTTCTTATAATCTTTTTGCTGATGATGCAAGAAGAAATGGTAAGGAATTTAAATTTGTATTCAAGACTACAAATGTAGCAAAAGCCGATGCTACTTTCTTATCATGTGAATCTAATGGTATTGGATTGCAGATGAATGTTCATGAGGCATATATCAAATCTTCCGCCAAATTTTTATATGTTCCATATAGTGAAGAAGATATTATTGAATGGGAATTTAATATTAACAAGGATACTGATATTCCTATTGTAATGGCTTATGAAGATGGTACGCCTGGTAGACCAATGAGTTATACTTCTGATTATTCTTTTACTCAGGAGAACCCAGCATACATTACTATTGGCTCTAATGATTGTGATGTATATATCTATAGAATGAAAGCTTATAATACAAGTTTATCTTCTCAAGCAATTCTTACTAATTTCATTTGTGATGCAAGAAATGCTACAGAGATGATTGATCGTTATAAGAGAAATCAAATCTATGATGAGAACCAAGCTCTTACACCAGAGCATCTTGCAGAAGCTTGTCCTGATATGCGAATCATTATGATTGAAGCTCCGCACTTTACAAATAATAAAAAAGATTTTGTAAAAGATACTTCCGTTGAATGTATTTATAAAAATGGTGATCAGGTGTTAGACAACTGGAAGTTCGAAAACGCTTATCATAGTGGTCAGGGTACTACTTCGAATGAATATGGTGAATCTGGTAGAAATATTGATATTATTTGTTGCTTTGATGGAGTTCACCAAGTTACAAGTAAAATACCATTAGATCCAGATTATAAGACTATCTTAACATTAGGAGATGGAACAAGATATGAAGACGGATCAGGAACTATTACTTTGACCAGGACTTCTGTTCCAAATAGATGGTTTAACGTAAAAGTAAACGTCGCTTCCTCCGATATGGTAAACAACGCTTATGGTCAGAATAGATATAATACTTATCTCCCATATTCAACTCCTGCTACCAGAAAAGATTCCAAGATTAAAAACTCTATGGAATTTGTGAACTGTGTAGTATTTATTAAAGAAAGTGATCCGGATGTATCTACTCACAGAGAATTCCAAGATTGCGAATGGCATTATTACGCACTTGGCAACATTGGTGATTCAAAGAAAACCGATGTAAGTCGTGCTTATGATCCAGATGACATGAAAGAATTCTGCGTTGAAGTAAGTGATAATACTCTTGCTAATTCCACATTCCAAACTGGAATTAATAATTCAGATGGAACAATGAAATATCCTATCAGCAAATCAGAATGGATATCTGGCAACACGGCATATGATGCTCTTTATAACAACTGGGATGGATCGTTTGAATTTAGATACGATTGTTGCGGAGATTCTAAGGATGGAGATCCCACTTCTACAGATGAGGTTAAAGAGAAAATTAGAACGAATAACCGTCAGATTTGGCGAGATTTTTATGAGTTTGTAATCACATCCACAGATACAGAATTCGTAAATAATTTGAGCAATTGGTTTATTGTGGATTCTGCTACTTATTTCTATCTGTTCACTTTAAGATATACCATGATCGACAATAGAGCAAAGAACACATTCTGGCACTGGGCGAAGCATTATATCTCTAGTGATGAAGCATCTTCTATTGGAGAAAAGGCTAATTATTACACGATTGATAATGAGGCGGCAAAGATTAACAATGGATATAGGTTTGACTTCTGGGCGTATGACATGGATACTCAACTTGGAATCAATAATAGCGGAGAAATGACTATGACATACGGTAAGGAAGATATTGACTATCGTACCGATGGCAATCCTTCTTCTGGATATATTTTCAATGCTGCCGACTCCGTATTCTTCTGCCGAATTCGTGATCTTATGCAATCTCAGCTTCGTACTATGTATCAATCATGTGAATCCAAAAACTGTTGGAGTGCAACATCTCTTATTAATCAGTTTGACGACAAGCAGAATGAATGGTGTGAAGAGTTGTGGAGACTCGATTATGTCAGAAAATATGAACGTCCTTATCGTAAGGGCAACACTCGTTTTCTGGAACAGATGATGAATGGTAAAAAGAAATACCAGCGTCGTCAGTTTGAGCGTGACCAGGAAATTTACATGGCAACCAAGTTCTTAGGAACGTCCGCTACTTCCAATCAGATTATGTTCAGATGCAACACTCCGGTAGGTGCTGTTGTAAAGCCGGATTATACTTTACATCTTACTCCATATTCTGATATGTATCTGTCTGTTATGTTCGGTAACTCTTCCGCAAAACAAGTTCGTGCCAAAGCAGGACAAGTTTATGATATCACGTGTCCATATGACACCATGGATGATACTGCCGTACTGATTTATGCTGCTTCAAGAATTCAATCTATGGGTGATGTTTCTACATGTTACATCCATGATAACGACTTCTCAAAAGCTGAAAAGCTGAAAGAGTTAATCATCGGTAATACAACAGATGGATATTCAAATACATTCCTGACCAACCTCGTAATTGGTAACAATAAGCTACTTGAAAAACTCGACATTAGAAATACGCCAAATCTTTCCACAAGTTTAGACTTTTCCAAATGTCTGAATTTGAAAGAGCTTTATGCTACCGGTTCTGGGCTAACAGGTGTTCTATTTGCCAATGGTGGTAAAATCACTACTGCTCTTCTACCAAATACTCTTACTTCTATTAATATGAAAAATTTGTTATATCTTACCAATTTACAGATTACAGGATATGATAAGATTTCTACATTAATTTTAGAGAATTGTAATGTAGTAGATTGTAAAGGTTTGATTGAAAAATCTAAGAATGCAAACCGTGTTCGTATTACGGGTATTAATTGGCAATTAGATGATACTACTCTTTTAGATAGAATCTATAGCATGAAAGGTATTGACCGCAACGGATATAACACCGATCAATCTATCTTAGCTGGTTCTGTTCATGTACCTGTAATGAGAGAAAAGAAATTAGCTGAATATCAAGAAGCATGGGCTGATTTAGATATTACTTATAACACGTTGGTAGAACAGTTTACAATTGTATTTAAGAATGACGATGGCACAGTTCTTGATACTCAATATGTAGATAAAGGAGAAAAACCTGTTGATCCAATTACGAGACAGAATAATCCTATTTCTATTCCTCAAAAAGAATCTACAGCAAAAGATGATTTTACTTATGCTGGATGGGATAAGAACTTTACAACCGCGTTTACTGATGCTGTTTACACAGCAACCTATACTTCTATCGTGCGAAAATATACTGTACGTTACATCTCCAAGGGAATTGTAAAGGAAACAATCATTGCTGATTATGGTTCAACTGTATTCTATAGTGGCGACATTCCAACATACACTGCTGAGGAAGCTGCATATAAGTATTATTTATTTAATAAGTGGGATTCAAGTGGTTATGTAACAGGTGACAAAGACATTAATGCCGTATTCGATTCTTGTGAATATGTACAGGACTACTTCACTAACAAAGATTTAAGCACTATGCGACCAGTTGAGATTTATGCAATGTGTAAACTTACTAAAGAGCAGGAAATCGTATCTGAAAAAGATAGTATCTCATTTACTATGGGAACAGACTATTCCTTTGAAGATATAACTGACCAGACGATCATTAGTCAAGAAACTGTATTTACTGGAACAAATTATATAGATACCCAGATTTCCTTATTTGATGAAGATAAGGACTTTGTTATTGTAGTGGACTATATGTTTACAAGTGGGAATGCAAATAATGCTGTTTTAATGCAGTGTTATAAATCTGATGGTTCTCTTGGATTCAAACTTTGGAATAATACTCAACCTCAGTTGACATGGAATACATCTAGTCTCGTTGCATCCAATATTGGAAAACGAGATATTCTTGTACTTCGTCATATTAAAGGTGAAAAACAGATTCATGTTTATCGTGGTGATTTACCAGCGGATACGATTGCATATTCTACATTATCAAGTAACAAATCTGCAATTGCCAACAGTACACTTGTATTTGGTTGTTCCAAAGCAGATGATGGTGCTTACGAGAATTATGCAAAAGGTACTATTTACTGGGCGAAAGTATGGAATGCTGATTTAGGTGATAAAGCATGTCGTAACCTTGCGGCATGGACTCACGAAGAAATCAATTTAGAAATGTACGCATTTAAGCGTTACTATTTATCTGATAATTCTGGCAGTCGTACATCTATGTCTTTCATGGCTTCTCATGTACTGGCTAACCAGATGCAGCTAAATTCTACATCTTCTAATACAGGCGGTTGGGCGGCAATGAATCTAAATACTTTTCTGAACGAAAGATTTTATAAGGCTATGCCTGTGCAGTGGAGACAGCTTATCAAACAGGTTAAGATTCACTCTTCTAACGGACAGAAATCTACTGAAACAAGTACATCCAACTGTTACATTGCTATCCCGTCTGCTTATGAAGTGGATGGTAGTATGAATTTTGAGCCATATAGTTATGAGGGTTCACCTATTCCATTCATTACTTCTGATGCGACAAGATTGAGAAAAACTAATGATGACATAGCCGTATCTTATTGGCTGCGTTCACCCAATGTTATGTCCAATACTTATTTGTATGGAGTAAATTCAGATGGTTCTTTGAGTGGTTATAAATATGCTAACGGCGAATCGTATGTGGCAATCATTTTAAGTATCTAATAATAATAGGACGTTCTTCAGAGCGTCCTTGTTTTAATGGAGGAAAATTATGTTTTATAAAGTAATCAAAAGCAAAAATGTGATTGATGTCCTCTGTTCAATTCAATATGTTAAATTTCAGCTCAAGCACAAAATCCTATTGCAGTGCAGTGAAGAAGAGGCACAGGGTATTTTATCGTCTACAGGTGACACAGCATATCACATTCCATCATTAAATCCATTCCCCGTAGATTCATTCGCCACTGTGACTTTAGAGGAAATTACGGAACATGAATATAATCAGCTTAAATTGACTCATTGTATGTCACCAGAAGAAATTATTGATCGGTATACGATGAGTCTATTGGAACAGGGGGTAATTTGATGAGTGATTTTATAGAGAGTTTAAAAAGATTATACAGAAATAAAATGCTGAAAAATGAACAGTTAGATCATCTCCTCTCTATTGGTAAAATCTCAAAGGAGGAGTTTGAGTACATAAAACGAAAGGAGGGGTAAAACGTGCATACATTTTTAATTCAGAATGATAATAGCGTAATTGCTACGAAACGACAGAGAATCATACAGTGTTCCAGACTGGCAGATAATACAACAGATGGTATGGTCTATGTCAACGCCTTCGATGATGAGGAGGATGATGGCTAATGGCTACCAAAACTTCCTCAAGCAGAGCAAAATTCTCACTTGTTAAGTTTGATGACATCGAGCATCTTATCAATGATGGTAAACTTGATGCAAATGATATCATCTACACTAAAGATACACATGAAAATATTTTAATTGGTTCTGATTTATCCATTAATCCAGTTCGTTCTAAAATCTATCGTTTCCTCGATGTTGCTACAGCGGAAAGTGCATTAAATAGTGCAACTGATTCTTATGAAGGTCAAATTGTCGCCATTCTTACTGACGGAGCTTATACAGCCTATATTGTCAATAAGAATACAGGTGGCTCTTTTTATGTAAGCAGACTAAGTGAGGATGCAAAGACTTTAAACTATGATACGTTAGGGAATAGACCGATTGATAATCTCGATGGTACTTTAGATCGTCCAATTACCATTTCTAATTTGACAACTGGCGTTTATAAAGTTCGTGGTCAGTATAAGATTTGTCCAAGTGATTTTACAACTTATATTTCTGGTAACGATCATATTTTTCTGGTTAAACATGGAGATGCTGAAGTCTCTATTCGCAAAATCACGGCTACAGATATGTTCAACTATGTCGTAACCGATGATTCTATTACTTCTCAATCTGAAATCCCAACAAAAGACTGGATTGAAAAACAGGGATACGCAACAAAATCCTATGTCGATGAGCAGATTGCTGCCCTAAATTTTGTCACACGAGATGAAATTTCAGACTACGTTAAAAACGTTATTTCAACAACACTTGATCCGATGATCGATGCACGGATTGAAACTAAATTAAATGAAACCCTCAATGAAGTTGAGGATTCAGATATTAATAACTTATTCTAATTTTTCACAAGGAGGAAAATAATATGGCAACTACGTTTACTTATGTATCTTTACAGAACCTTCAGCAGTATGATAGTTTAATCAAACCGTATATTGATGGTAAAGTGACTGCTGGTGTTGCAAGTTCTCTTAAAACTGTATCTCTGGATGGTAACACTCTGAAATTCTATACCGTTGCAGAGCCAGTTGGTGCTACTGCCCCGGCATTTACTATCGAACTTCCACAGCAGGATCTTACTGGTTTCTTAACCAAATTTGAAGCCGCTACCGCTGGTGATGTTGTTATTGTTGGTGATGATGGTAAGGTCATCAAAGACAGCGGTATTAAACTTGTTGATCTGGCAACTCTCGCAAACGTTGATGAGAAAATTGCGGCTGCAAAGAAGCTGATTGATGCTGAAATTCAGAAGAATACCAATGCAATTACTAAACTAAATGGTGATGAGACTACAGATGGCTCTGTTGCAAAGGCTGTAAAGACAGCCCAGGATACCTTACAGGGTAAGATTGATGCAAATAAGAAAGAGGTTGATGGTAAGATTGGTACTCTCACCGATTTAACAACCGATAATAAGACAAGTCTTGTTAAGGCTATTAATGAGAATAAGGCGGCTATTGATGCGGCTAAGGCAGCGGATGAAGTAACGCTTGATACTACAACTACCACCGATGGTATGCTCAAATCTTACACTGTAAAACAGGGCACAAAAACTGTTGGCGTTATCGACATTCCAAAGGATATGGTTGTAAAATCCGGTGTTGTTGAGGTAAATCCGGAAGGACAGAAAGCAGGTACTTATATTGTTCTGACTCTGGCAAACGCTACCGAAGACAAGATTTATATTAATGTTGCATCTCTGGTAGATATTTACACTGCCGAGCAGAAAGCTACACAGGTACAGCTCACCATTAATCCAACCACCAGAGAAATCAGCGCAGTTATCGTTGCCGGTTCTATCGGTACTGCTGAGTTAGCAGATGGTGCAATTACAACCGTTAAGATTGCTGATGGCGTTGTAACCAAGGCAAAACTTGCTACCGAAGTACAGGCATCTCTTGATAAGGCAGATAGTGCTTTACAGGAAGCAGACATTGCTGATTTGAAAAAAGATGTTGCAGCTAACAAAGCTTCTCTAGCTGAGGGTGGTGCTACCGACACTGCTATTAAGGCAGCTAAACAGGCGGCAGACGATGCCAAAGCCGTTGCTGATGAAGCAAAAGCAGGAGTTTCTGGTTTAAACACTAGAGTAAAAGCACTCGAAGATGTGAAATATGTTGCTGCTACCGAAACAGAAATCAAAGCACTGTTCCCGACCGCATAATAAATTGATTTAGTAGGATGAGGGTGTTATTGCCCTCTTCTATTTTACTAATTGGAGGAAAATCATGGTAAACACATATATCGGCTTGGATG